CGGGTTTTTGCCGTTCCCAAAACTGCTCCCAAAACTACCCCCGTGCCTTCCAAACCAGGACAGAAACGGACATCTTGAAGGGGGTCAGCGAGGGGTGGATAACGAGAAGGTAACGGTAGTGAGTTGTCGTCCTTGTTGGTTGCACGGTCGCCCCCGGTTCTGTAGGTTAATGGCAACACCAAGTGACAGGGAGAGAGCATGCAGCAGACAAGGTTTAAGAAGTGGCGTTGCGTCTATGAGCCGGACCGGGTTGTCCTGTCGATCAGCCGGAAGAAGTGGGACTTCGAGATCGTTCGGAATCGTCGCTCCCCCATCTGGGTGGTCTACGGGCGCCAGACAGGGGAACTCATCGTCAATGAGTTGGCGGAGTCCGAGTTGGAAGCGAAGCGCATTGCGGAGCGTGTCCTGCTCGCGGCCGGTAGGGACGGATCATGAAGTGGTCCAAGCCGTACTCGCCCAACGGAGTTGAGACCGTGTGCGAGGGCAAGGCGCCCGCGTGGACGTTCTGGGCGAAGCACGTTCCTGGGACCAGGGGGTGGACCCTCTGGTATGAGTCGACCATCCCCACCGTGGGTCTGCTCTGGTACGTCAAGGCGAAGAACTTCACTGAGGTGGAGCAGCTGGCCGACACAATGGTCCGCACGGGGGGAGGCTCCCGGCCGTGGATGAACTGGAAGCAACCGAGCGATGAAGCCCGTGTGCCCCCGATGCGAACGTTGCGTCGGGGACACAGTCATGTGTTACGATGCTACCTAGAGTCAGAGATCACTTCTACCCCGAGAGGTATGGCCATGGATGCCACGACTTACCTGGACGCCGTGAGTGTGGCGTCTGCCAATCTTCACCAAGAGGACGACCGGTTCACCCAGGCGACGGACAGGCTCCGCAGTCTCATCCTCGCCGTGCGTCACGTCCCTGGTGTTGCCGTCCGTGAAATGGCTACGGCCATCGACCGGGACCGCAACTACATCGACTCCGTCACGTCCACCTACCAGGGCTCCCCTGCCGTCCTCCCTGAGCCTGAGGAGGGGCAGGACAAAGCACAGTACAAAGAACTACTCCTTGGCCTTCTGACGGCCGCGCAGACGGAACAGGATACCGCGTACGGAGAGGCGAAGATCGCCCGTGTGGTGAGGGACAGGGCCATCGTGGAAGCCTACAAGGCGGACGTCAGAGGTCGCCCCCTGGGCCCGTCCGCCATCGGAGCGGCAGCGCACATCGACCGCAACCACGTCTCCCGGATCGTGAAGAACGCGGGCGTCAAGCCCCGCCACCGCTCGAACATCGCCAACCAGTACAGCCGTAAGGCAGCCTGATGGGGGCCGCACCTTCCCTCCCTGCCGCACCGGTCGTCCACCCCCACCCCGTCCGGGTAGTGGGGGTGGACCCGTCTTTGACATCCACGGGCGTGAGCGACGGGCGCCGCACTCAGGTCGTGTCCTCCGCGTACAAGGGCGAGGACCGACTCAACGATCTGGTCGACCAGCTGATCCCGTTCATTGAGTCTGCCGACCTTGTGGTCATGGAGGCGCCCGCGTGGTCTCGTCAGGGACAGGCGCACCATGAGGACCTGACGGGGCTCAGGGTGATGCTCCGCTGCCTCATGACTCGTCGGCTGACCCCTTTCACCCTCGTCACCCCCAGCAACCTGAAGCGGGCTGTCACAGGCAACGGGTCGGCCGTCAAGCAGACGATGGTCGACCACCTGGACCACATGTACGGGCTCGGGCTGTCGGAGTTCAAGGTGTCCCACGGACGCTACGACCGGGCCGACGCGCTGGGTCTGTCGGCCATGGGCTACCAGGGACTGCACCAACCGTTGCAGCTGCTGCCCGACTCGCGTGGTCTATTGCAGTCGGCGGTCGACGTCGTGCAATGGCCAACCCTGGCAGTCCGAACCTGACGGTCCCAGCGCTGGTCAGAGCCCGTTGCATGTCTGCAACGGGCTCTGTTGCGCCTACTGTGCAACTCATGTACAGTCCTCTGTGTGGGGCCGACCGGTCCCGTAGGGAGAGACATGAACAAGATCGTTGTACTCACAAACGTGACCACCGTCGTCACGGTGACCCTGGCCATCCTCACGCTCTTCGGCATTCTGGTCCTGCCGACCCTGGTGTACGTGGCGTTCGTCCTCATCAGCACGGGCAACGTCATGCTGCAGCTCTCCGAGATTCAGCGAAGGAACAAGCAGTGATGGGCGCCGTCGCTGGTCGCATCGCGGGCCGGACGATGGTCGTCCTCGGAGCGATGGCGGCGCTGCACACGGTGCCCCTTCCCTGGGTGCTCAGCTCCGGCGTGCCGAGCGGCATCTTCGTACTGCTGACCGTCAGGGCATGTGAGGTCGCCGATGAGCGAGCGGCGGAGGCGTCCCGTGTCGGTGCGTAGCAAAGACGTCAGGAAGCTGCTCGCCACCCTGGAGGACCACGGCTGTACGGTCGTCCTGGGGCGGGGCAGCCACTACCGGGTGACGCGACCGGGCTACCCCAAACCGGTCTTCTTCTCGTCCACCCCGAGTGACCCGAGGGCGCTGGACAACATGATCAGCGATGCACGCAAGTACCTGGGCGTCCGCCTCTGATTCTCGTGATGCAGGGACCACTCGCGACACGGCTCACAAAGGAGATGACCACGGCCATGACGGACCGGGAACGGATCATCAACGCCCTCCGCAACATCGCCCCGGGACATCCCACGGGCCGCATCTGGGGCCGCTCCCGGGACGCGACGCCCCTTCAGGCGCAGGAGGGCAACGTCTGGGCAGGCGACGTGGAAGACCTCGCTGACCTGATTCTCTCCGCTCTCCATCCCGAGTGACTCGCGGGCAACAGCCCCTGCAACGGCTGACGCACAAACCGTTGCAGGGGCTGTTGCATAGGTGCAGCAACACGTGTACAGTCATCCTCGCCAGCACAGCCGACCAACCAGGGAGAGATCATGCCGGGATACCGACCTGCCAACCGGGGCAACCGGACACCCAACCGGGTGGGCACCGTCGTCAGCCGCCGCCTGCGGGCGGCCGGGGTGAACGTCAGCCCCTCTGCCCGCAAGTACCGCTGCCCGGGGATCTTCGTGTCCACGATGGGCAGCTACACGAGCATCATGATTGACCTTCTCAACGACGCTCAGAACGACGCTGCGGCGGATGACATCCTGTCCGTGATCCGCGACATGGTCCAGGTGGTTGACCCTTACCTGTCCGGCCGGGAGAACAGCGGGGACCCGCTGTACGTACGGTTCGACTACAAGGTCTGAGACAGTGCGCCACCCCGCCGTCCCTGACGGACCATCCGTTGCAGGGGCTGTTGCATGCAACGGCTGCAACAGCCTGGTTGAAATGCTTGGTGCAAGGTCTTGCATCACCAATGCATCTGTGGGTATGATGCTTATGCAGCACAGGGGGAGTGGCCCGGCGGATCAGACCCTGACCACTCCCCACCAAACGAGAGAGGATACGACGTCATGGCGAACGGCAACAGCAAGTCGGTGAACCTGAGCACGCGGGGCACGATGGCTGTTGCAGCCGTTGCGGCGTCCCTCGTCGTGATCGGCAGCCTGGGTCACCCGGTCTCTGCGGTCGGCCTCGCTGCGGCCCTGTTCTACCTGATTCACAAGGGCCACGTAACCGGCTCCCGTCGTCGCAGCACTCGCAAGAACGGCAAGGTCCTTTGGGTCCTCGGATGGTCCATGGTCGCTGCTGCACCTCTGCTGGCCACCAACGGATGGGCCAACCCGATCATCGGCCTCGCCATTGCGGCGAGTCTCGCAACGGTCCTGCTGATGACCCGCAACGTGTGACTGCAACACCCGACGCACCATCCCGCAACACCACATCTGACCTGGGAAGGAACCTGCAATGGACCGAACCGACACGATGGGCAAGGGACAGATTTTCGTTCTTGCCGTCGCCACGATCCCGATGGCGGCCGTGGGCATCGCAGGTGCCTGGGCCACCTACCACAACCTCAACGGCGTTCTGCACAACGCGGCGTCGTCCATGGGCCTCGTCGCTGCTGGTGAAGGTGCCACCTTCATCTGTGCCCTGGTGGCCCTCTCCCTCACCCTGATGGGCCAGCACACGCCAACCGTGGTGCGCTCCGCCCTGTGGCTCCTGCCCATGCTGGCGGCAGGGGTCGGCGTCGTTCTCGCCCCCGACACAAACCACGTGGTCATCATGGGTGTCACTCCCATGGCCATGACTGCGGCGGGTGAGGGCGCCGCTCTCGTCGCCCGCCGGGTAGTCGCTTACCGAACCGGTGTCGACCTTGAGCAGATGCGTCGTACGGGCCTTCTGGTCTGGCATGCCAACCGGGCACAGAACGGCAACTCCCTGGCCCGCCTCGTCTCCCGCCTCGCCGTGTGGCGGATCACCAAGGCTGTGGCCAGCACGGATGCGTCTCTCGTTGCTCAGGTCCGGGACACCGCCGTATTCCGCATCCACGAGAGCGCGGACGTGAACCTGTCCGCGATCCTGGGTGGAACGGCTCGTGGCCCCAAGGAGCTGTCTGCACGGGCCGCTGAGAGCCTCGCGTCCCTTCCCCCGGCTCCTGTAGCCACCCCGACTGCTGAGGCCGTCACAGAGCCGCTCACGGCTTCCGACGACGAGCCGGAGGACGACGGCTACAGCTTCATCACCGACGTGCTGGGCGAGGCTGCCGACAACATCGAGTCAGACCCAGACCCCATCCTCCTCACCGCGAGCGAGGCGGCTGCCCAGAAGGGTGTCTCGGTCAACACGATCCGCTCGTGGAAGAGTCGGGGTCAGCTGGTGGAGCACAGCAAGGACGCGAACGGGCGCTCCCTGTTCACCGCGTTCGCCGTCTCCGCCGCCCCGACCAAGGACAGCTGAGCGGGAGCGAGGGGCCCGGCCGCTTCGGTGGCTGGGCCCCTTTGCATGTGGTCTGCAACTCGACTACAGTAGGTCTCACCAGCCAACCAGGGAGAGCTCATGTACGTGATCGTGAACCAGGTCAACGGAGTGACGGCCTGGGGGCCGTACGACAACGAGGATGACGCGTAGCGCCAGTTCGACCGGATGGGCTTGGACGATCTGGACTACGACGTGCAGGATGCGTGCTCCCGCCACCCGGACATGCCCCGCTCGAACTGTCCTCACCATTGATCTACACAGAGTGATCGCAACCCCCGTGCTTAGGTGCGGGGGTTGCTTCCGTTCCACCCCCGCGTACCCGACCCTGTACGAGGGAGATCACTTGTGGACGGCAGAGCCCCCTTCCGACCCCCGTCCACTGGCTGAGAATGTGGATCAAGTAGGGCGAAGTGGACGCACGTCAACCCCTCTGGACGAGCAATGGACGATCTCTGTGGACGGGGTTCCCGACATGGTATGATGATGTTGCACCGTATGTATCACTCACAGCCGACGACCACTCACAGTGAGGAGAAGGACGTGCCGGACAACGACACCATCCATCTGATCACCACCTTGCCCATCAACGAGCCAGACGTCCCGCCCCCGTCCATGGGCGAGCGAGGCCGCGCCGTAGCCGACCGCGTCCGCACCGCGCTGGACACGGCAGGCCTGCCGTTCGTCTTCCTGGCTGAGCCGTGGAAGCGGAAGAGCGACCGCAGGAAGTCTCTCCGCACCTCCGCCAACCGGGACGCCATGAGGGAGGCGAACATCGCTCTACGGGCCGCTCACGCACAGCTGCGCAACGACCAGGCGGCGCACGAGCGTGCCGCCCGCGATTCCGAGCGGGGCAAGAACCTGCCCAAGTGGTTCGACCAGGGGGTCCTGAACAACGGCCTCCTCAACCGCGAGCGTGCGTCAGCCCGACGAGTGGTCCGGGACAGCCGGGCCCTGGTGAAGGACGCGGAACAGGACGCCCGCGCCGCGAGGAAGAACTACCCGCAGACGCTGCGCCGTCTCGCAACGAAGATCCACCTGTCCGCGTTCGCCACCTCGTCGGTGATCGACCTCGTCTCGGGTGGATCACCGCTGGGCCACGCTCTCGTTGCAGGGTCTGTTGCAGCCATTGCATGCAACACTATTGCGGTCCCGCTCGGTCTGCGTCACCTCCGCAATGCAACAGAGCCTGCAATGCCTGCAACAGAGCCCGACGTGTTGCAGCCGACGCAGGAGGAAGCCGAGCTGTTGCAGCGGCTGGAGCCGCTCACGTTCGCCTCCCTGGCGGAGGAGAGGAACATGGCCGACGTCGTCTGTGCCGGGGGCAACCTCACCGACTCCGGGATTCAGGCAAAGCTGACATTGCAGGGGACGATGGACCTCGCGACGCTGAAGCGCCGCGAAGCTCACCTGCGTGCCGTACTGCGGCTCAAAGAGGGGACCCGGCTGGAGCTGAGAGACGGGTCCACCGGTGGTCACGCACGGCTCACCCTGCGGACCCGCTCCAAGTCGGACAGCGTGACTCTCACTGGGTGGCAGCCGGGCGACGCGTGGGGGGTCAACACGGTCACAGGTGAGTCGTTCTCCGTGCTACTCGATCGGCACATGTTGATCGCCGGGACGACTGGGTCCGGAAAGTCGTGGTCCGCTCGCCCTCTCATGGCGGAAGCGAGTGCCCGTGACGATCACCGTCTGATCGTCCTCGACATGAAGCGGATTGAGGCACGGTTGTGGTCCCACCGGGCCCGTATCGCCATCACCGCTGAGGAGATTGACGAGGTACTGGCGGAGCTGGTGGACGAGATGTACGAGCGGCTGGACTTGATCCCGCGCGGTCGTGACACAGTGGAGATCTCTCCGGCCATGCCTCGGATCATTGTGTTCGTGGACGAGGGTGGCGAGCTGATCTCTGAGTCGAAGCGGGCCCGCTACGACGAGGAGGGCAAGGCGTACAAGATGACTTCTATCTTGGAGAGTCTGATCACTCTCTCTCGCCTCGCTCGTGCGGCGGGTATTGTTCTCATCTGGGCGACCCAGAAACCGTCCCTATCCGGCAGCACTCCGGGACTGGACACTTCGATCAGTCCGAACCTCACCCGCCGGGTGGGGCTCACGACGGACAACGAAACGGAGTCGAGCGTCGTCTTCTCTCCCGAGATGGTCAGCAACGGGTGGAAGGCCCACCAGCTTCCGCTGCATGGGTGGGCTCTGATCAAGGACGACGTGACCTCCCGGCCGGACCGGTGCCGTCTGCGGGCCATCAGCCCTCAGCAAGTCGTGGACCTGCCCGCCGGGCAGGAGTGGCACCGTGACAGCGGGCGCCCCAGCGACCCGTGGGGCCACGGGTCGGCGACGGACATCGAAGCTCGGCAGGCGATCGAAGATCCTCAGCCGGTACGTATGTCCGCTGAGGAGCGGGACAAGCAGGTGTACGTGGCACTGGTGGCTGACCCGTGCGTCTCGCTCTCGTCTCTGGCCAAGCAGTTGGGGACGGGGAAGTCCACGATCTCCAACGCGCTGTCCCGTCTGGAAGCCGGGGGACTGGTGACTAAGGACGCTGACGACTGCTGGAACCCGGTCGGCTGACCGCCCCCCGACAGAGCCCCGTGCAGAGGTTGCACGGGGCTCTGCTCTGTGCCATACTCGTGATGCACCGAACACCAAGGAATCGAGGGGACATGGCAACAGGGAAGTACGCAATCGGGGACGTCGTCCAGCACGTCCTGTCACTGCGCATCGGAACGATCGAGGAGGTGGCCGACGATCGGTTTGACACCTACGGAGTCAGCTTCGCTGACGGCGTCCGGCAGATACAGCCCATTAACCTCGTGCTGGTCATGCGGGCCAAGGAGGCGAATGAGTGTGGCTGAGTACCGCAACTCACGGCGAGACATCAAGCGGATGCTGTCCGAGGTCAAGGACGGTGACGAGGTGTGGGTGATTCGTCGCAACAAGATCACTTACCCGGGCGCCCCGCATCAGTACGCGTGGGGGTACGACGTCAAGGAACTGAGAAGCTTCGGTGGCTACAAGCTGTACGTCGACCACACCCTCACGCTGGAAGCTCTGCTCACCGAGTGCGGCACGATCTACACCTCCAAGCCTGCGGGCGTCTGGGACATCTCCGAGCCTCTGCCCAACGTGGCCGACCCGAACGAGGGCCACAAGGGCGCCCGTCAGCTGAACGACCGGGAGCTGGACCGCCTGGGCCGCGAGGAGAAGCGCATACGCGAGGAGCGGCGCAACCAGCGTCGCGGGTTCCGCCGGATCTAGGGAGAGATCATGAACAAGCGCACCGCCGCGCTTGGGGCAGCTGCCCTCGCGGCTGCCGTCACGCTTACCGCGTGCACAGGGATGGACGATCGGAGCGTCCATGGAACGGTGAAGGACAAGTCGGAGCACTACTACTCGGGCGTCACAGCTGGCAAGGTGCACACGTCCGGCCACTGGGAACGGTACGTGTACGTGGAGGATGCTGGGCGTGAGGTACGTGTCCAGGTCTCCAGCCAGGCGTACGACCGGTGCTACCGGGGCAGCTCGTACCCGCACTGCCTGGACGTCAAGCGTTGACCTGGTTTGTACAGAAGGACCTGTGCAGAGGTTGCACGGGTCCTTCTGCTGTGCCATGATGGGTGTAGCACCTACCACTAAGGAGAGGTCATGAGTGAGTTCAAGCGGGGCCAGGCAGTCCAGCACGAGGACGGGACGCGGGGAGTTGTAGAGTTCCGTGGCAGCGACGAGTACTACGGAGTTCGCTGGGCGGAGACCCGCCTCACCCACGTCGCTGGGTACATCGTCGTGATCCACGGGGGTTCCCTCACCGAGGCCGCGCCGTACATGCCCCTGCAGACCCTGCTGGAGCGCAAGGACGAGGAGGCCGAGGCGGCAGAGCGGCTCATCGATTCCGTGACGTTCCGGGACGGGGCGGGCCAGGTGATCGAAGAGCACGATCTGACTACGGGCGATCTGTGGGCCGACGCCGATGAGGAAGCCGTGAGCGTGCCTGGGGCAGCCCAGGAAGCCATCACAGGCTCGGGTGACGGGGGATGGACCGTCCTCGTGCCGGACGTTTTCTCTGAAGGTGTATGGACCGTCATCGCTTCCTTCCCCCCTGCGTTGCTCCGCCGATGCGGTCGCGGAGTTGCTGAGGAATGGCATCCTCCGGGTGGACAGCTCGGGCGGCATCGTCCAGTCGTAGTCCGTACAGCAGGAAGCCCCGACCATGTACATATCGGTCGGGGCTTCCTCGTACCCAAGGCGAGATCAGTAAAGCACACGAAGAACCTCACGCTCGGTGCGCTTCGGGTCGTCGTTCCAGTGGGCGATGTTCGGCTGGCTCGGACCGTAGACCCTGTGGATACGGACCATGAGCTCCTCTGCCGCCTCACCCGCGACCTTGCTGTTGGCGGCTGCCCGGTCGATGGCTTCCAGCGCGCAGACGGCGCCGGTATCCGGGTTGGTCCTGCCACCCCTGAACCAACCCAGTTCGTTGATCAGCTCACGGGCCAGGGTGAGGGTCGTGGCAGCAGTCGTCCCGGTGTGCAGGGGGATCGGCTGGCGGTGCGGGAACGTGATCATGTCGTCCACTTCCACAGTGGAGATGTCCACAGAGCTGTTGCCGAGCCGGACGTCCATGGCGATGTGTGCCAGGGCCAGACGGGTGTCGATGTCCATGTGGGTGGATGTGTTGGTCTTGCTGCGTGTATTCATGCCCCTACCATACCCGTTGCATCACGTGCAAGGCAACTCGGTGACATACGAAAGGCGGGGCCCGCCGTAGCGAACCCCGCCTTCCTGCACCTTGCCCACCTGCCGGAACCGAGAGAGGGACGACCCCAAGCCTACCAGCGCGGCCCGATACCCTGGGATCACGGAACAGAGAGGACGTACACCATGACGAACGTAGCGGAGGAAGCTTCGGCCGCCGACCGCCGCGACCGCGCGCTGAAGCTGCGAATCCGTGGCGCGCACTGGAACGAGATCGCCAAGCGGTGCGGGTACCCGTCCCCGGGTGCCGCCCTGAAGGATGTGGGCGAGGCCCTGATCGACTCTGCCCGGCGGGCGGAGGAGTCGGCCGACCAGCTCAGGGCGACCCTCATGCTCAGCTACCAGGCACTCACAGGCGAGGCGTGGGATGTCATCGACGGAGCGAGCAGCGATGCTCCGCCGTACGACCCTGAGGGCGGCTCTGCACCGGACGAGCGCATGGTGAAGCTCCGCGCCATCGATGAGGTGCGCCGCCTGACAGAGGCGCAGTCCAAGCTGTCCGGCCTGGACAAGCAGCGCGAGGTAACTGAGACACCACTTCGGGTAGAGATCGTCGGCGTGGACCCTGAGGACATCGTGTGAACGACGTCCAGGTCATCACCCGCTACGAGCCACGCGGGGCCGCAGTAGACCTCCTGACGGCCCGGGACTCCGAGGTAGTGGCTTCGGGCCCGGCGGGCACGGGGAAGACGCTGGCGGCCTTGTGGAAGGCTCACATCACGTCGATGAAGGTCCCTCGCTGCACAAGCCTCATCCTCCGCCAGACGCACGCCTCGTTGACCGCATCGACACTGGCCACGTTCGAGAACCAGGTGGCAGGCTCAGCTCTGCTGGACGGCACGGTGAAGTGGTTCGGTGGCTCGGGTAGGAAGCCTCCGGCCTACGAGTACAGCAACGGCAGTACGATCATCGTCGGAGGGCTCGACTCGCCGGGGAAGTTCCTGTCCATGGACGTGAACCGGATCTATGTGGACGAGGCGTCACAGATCAGCCTCACCGCGTTCGAGACTCTCCTCACCCGTCTGCGCGGCCGGGCGGACACCTACCGGCAAATCGTGCTGATGACCAACCCGGACCATCCTGCCCACTGGATCAACGAGCGGGCGGCTGAGGGGAAGCTCCGCATGATCAAGTCGTTGCACCGGGACAACCCGTACCTGATCAACCGGGACGGGTCTCCGACCGACGTCGGGACTGACTACCTGGGACGGCTCGACGCTCTGACCGGGGTTCGCCGGTTGCGCTACCGAGACGGGGTATGGGCGGCGGCTGAAGGTCAGGTGTTCGACGAGTGGACCGATGCCGCCAACCTGGTCGACCCCCACGACATCCCGGCCGACTGGCGCACCGTGTGGTCCATCGACTTCGGCTACAGCAACCCGTTCGTCTGGCAGCAATGGCGCATCGACCATGACGGCCGGGCGTACCTGACCCACGAGATCAGCCGGACACAGCGGCTCGTGGAGGACCACGCGCGGGACATCCTCGCCCTCATGTCCGCGAACGGGTGGGCGCGGCCGGAAGCGATTATCTGTGACCACGATGCGGAGGGACGGGCCACGCTGGAGAGGCACCTCGGCATGGCCACCCTGGCTGCCCGCAAGAACGTCACAGCGGGCGTGCAGCACGTGCAGAACCGCATCCGCCCGGCGGGCGACGGACGGCCCCGGCTGCTCGTGCTGAGGGACAGTCTGATGCGTACGGACCCGAACGCGGCCACGGACAAGCGGCCCCGGGGGTTCGCGGCGGAGGTGGGTGGATACGTTTGGGCGATGGAGCGGGGCACCGACGGCAACCCGAAGGAAGTGCCGCTCAAGCTGCACGACCACTCCATGGACGCGGCTCGCTACCTGGTGATGTACCTGGACGGGGTTGCACCCCGCCGGACCCACAACCCGGCCAAGGCACAGGTGGGTGGAGCGACTTCCAGTAAGTGGGGCACCGCAGTCGGCCGGTAGGTGCTACAGTGGAGTTGCACCGACCAACCGAGGAGAAGTCATGACGTTCACAGCAGGAGACAAGGTCAACCACCCCGACTACGGCACTGGTGAGGTTCTGTACGGGCCCTACACGGGTCTCATCGTCCGCACCGCCTATCTGGTCCAGTTCAGCGACGGCAGGGGTGTTGTGGTGTCGGCTGCCAAGCTCGCCGCGCTGCCCGCTTTCGCTGTGGGTGACAAGGTCACGTTCGACAACGGCACCCTGGTCACCGTCGCTTACGGCCCCTACAGAGTCCGGGAGGCCGGGGAGGATCGCTGGTTCGTGGTCCGCCACGCCAACGGGACTGAGCACACCGCGACGTCGAACCGGCTTACCCCCGTCACCACGTCCGCCCCGCTCGCTGTCGACGACAAGATCCGCATCCTCAAGGACTGGCACGACTTTGCCAACGTCAAGACTGGTGACGTCCTCACGGTGAGCAGTATCAACACGAACCGTGGAGAGTTCCACACGAACGCTCCCGCACTACGTGACGGGGACTTCTGGGTCTTCGACTTCTCCGCCGAAGGCCACGGATGGGAGCGCGTCAGCGCCGACACCTACACCTACAACGGCAAGACCTTCGACCTGTCCAAGGACGTCTACGACAGCAGCGGCGACGCCTGGTCCTTCACGGGCGAGTACGGGGACGGCTACCCGCTGATGACGTGCACTGCCGAGACTGCCGGAGAAGACGACGGCTACGCCAACTGGACGTTCAAGCGTCTGTTCAACTACTACGGCGGAAAACTCACCCAGCGCTAACCACAACTCCACCCCGGGTCAATTTCCAGTGAATTGACCCGGGGTTCTGTGTTGTTTGGATACGAGTGACCTCGGGCATGTGCTACAGTGGAGTTGCACCGACCAACCGAGGAGGAGACGTGAGCGCACGAGACTGGCTGTACGCACGACTGACTGGCGCACTGATCGATCCTTCGCGTGTGGATGCGGGGATTGACGTCTACCGCGACGAGATCCTGCGGGAGGCTGCGGAGCGCATTCGGACTGAGTTGGCGGACAAGGTCAGCGAACCCCGCGCCGGAGAGGTCTGGACTATCACTACCAGCTACCTGGCAGCCCACGCCGCAGATCTGATCGACCCGGGGGTGAAGTCGTGAGCGCTGAGGAAATTAAGGCAGTCGTGGGGCCGACGGACGGGCGTCTGATGCAGCATCTCCACGCGAATACGTCGACCGTCCTCCTGCCGTCAGATGAGATCCGCCAGGAGACAGCGCGTGCCTATCCCCGAGTGCTCGCAGAGCGTGGCCAGTCCTATGCGGCTGGCTGGCTCGCTGCACGCAACCACATCGCTGAGCAATTGGAGGGGCTGTCATGAGCGACGAGCGACGCGAGCGGTACGCCACAGCCATAGACGAGACATTCGTATACTCGACCGACTTTGACGCCGAAAAGGCGGCGGACGCTGTCATGGCCGTTGCCGACGCAGAGCGCGAAAGCATGCACACGCAGCACTGCATGGAAGCGGGCGAGGAAGTGGCACGGCTCACCGCTGAGAACGCCCGTCTGCGCGCTGAGATCGGCACCGAAGTTGGCGGCATCAGTTCCGGTATGCATGCCGACGTGGCAGAGGCACAGTCAGCGTGGGAGGACGAGTGCAACGAGAACGCACGCCTGCGCGCTGAGCTGGAGTCGCTGCGCGGCGAATGGACCGAGCAAGTAGCCGTCGTAGTGCCTGGCGCTGGCTGGGTTCGTGCTGGCGCCATAGAGGTGCGCACCGTACTCAGCGATCCGGTAGGCGTGTTCCACGTGCGCATGGCTCCGCGCTGATGCGGCCAAGCTGGGATGAATACGGTCTCATCCTCGCGCACGCTGCTGCCACTCGCGCTGACTGCCTGAGAGCCCAAGTAGGGGCAGCCATTCTGAATGCCCGACACGAGACAATCGGAACGGGTTTCAATGGTGCCCCTGCTGGGGTTCCCGGTTGTGCGTCGGCAGGCGCATGTCCGAGGGGCCAGCTCAGTTACGAGGAATGTCCTGCCAATTCGGATTACAGCGACTGTATCGCTGACCATGCAGAGCGGAACGCAATCCGCCATTGCCGCACCGGTGATCTTCCCGGAGCCACGCTCTACACAACTCGCGCGCCCTGCCCATCCTGCACAACCCTGATTCGCGCTGCAGGCATTGCGCGCGTAGTCACACCTGAAGGAGAGATCAATGCAGGTTGATGTTCTGGCAGCCACAGAGATGACCACCGCACCGCTCGCAGAGGCGTACGGGTTCAACGTGTGGGGGAACGGATCGGTAACTGGCGCTGACGCTCTCGCGGAGAGTGGGGGCCGTATCTGCTACAAGTCCTTCAACCGGCCCAACCCCGCCACAGCGGCGAACGCCGACTACCTGGCCAACATCCTCCGTCAGCAGCACTACAGCGTTTTGGAGCACGCCAGCGTCACCTTCCTCGTCCGCGACGTCTCCCGTGCTCTGCTCACCGAGCTTGAGCGTCACCGCTTCCTGTCCTTCAGCGTGGTATCCCAGCGGTACGTGGACTACAGCGACACCACCCCCGTCATCCCTCCAGCCATCAAGAGCACGGACTTCCCCGAGGGGCTGGTCCGTGAGGCGTACGACCACGCCGCGTACGTGTACGCATCGCTGGTGGACAACCTCCTGATGTCCGGTCTCAGCCGCAAGCAGGCTCGTGAGGCTGCCCGCGCTGTCCTGCCCAACTGTGCCCCCGTCGATATGGTCGTGACGGGCAACCTCCGGGCGTGGCGGGACGTCGTCGGCAAGCGGCACCACGAGGCGGCTGACGCTGAGATCAGGGAGTTCGCTGGCCTGGTCCTGGACCACCTGCGAGAGGTCGCGCCCAACTCCGTACAGGACATCCCCAAGGAGCCGATGTCGTGAACGCACGAGACGAGCTGTTCGCCATGTCCACGAGCGCCAAGGCGTACCCGGCGGACGAGGTGGAGGAATCCATCGACACCTTCCGTCACGACGTCCTGCGAGAGGCGGAGCTGACCGAGGCGGACAAGGACACTCTTCGCTTCGCCCTGGACGAGGCGTACCGGGAGATGGTCAACCGGGCCACGTTCACCGATCAGGACCGGAGGGGTCTGGAGAGGCTGAAGACGCGGTTCGCCTGACACACAGGAGGGGACCTACCGATCACTCGGTAGGTCCCCTTCCTCGTTGCTCGTCTACAAGATCCCCACGATCTCTGCCGCCCGGTCCTTGCACTGCGTGGGGGTGGCCCACAGTTCCCGGGTGGGGCTCTCGCCCTTCTTCCAGAAACTGAGCATCCACTGCCCGCCGGGCGTCCGCTGGGCGATGAAAGTCCATGGGCCGAACGTCGCGATGTCGCCCCGGCCGCCTGAGTAGTTCTGCCGCTTCCAGCGCATGATGTCTCCCTGCCTCACTCGTTGATTGGTGCAACACTATCATCTCACCTGGTCACAGGTACCGTGGGGGCATGCAGCAGACTGTGTACTTCTACGGCGTGATGGTCAGCGTGGACAGCACCTCCACGGGCGACACCTTCACGGAGTCCCGACTCATCATCGACACCCTGGCCCAGGTGGACCATGAGGACATCTACGCGGGCGTGCAGTCCGCACATGACATGTGGCTGTATGTACGCTCGTCGTTCGCCGTCGCCCCCGACGCGCGCAAGCGAGCGAGGCTGAAGGACGACCTGACCCAGGACAAGATCGACTACCTGAACAACCTCATCACCGAGCGGAGGTACACGCTCGACTTCGGGCCCAGCTGGGTGAGCACCTCCATGGACGTCTGAGCCGCACCGATACACTGGGGGTCATACCGGAACCGAAGGGACGTCGCACCGCATGATCAACCTTATGACCCTGGGTGCCCTGGGGTTCGCTGCCTACCGTGGGACACAGCTGATCGTGCACGACTCGATCCTGGACGGCGCCCGCGAGAAGATGGAACTGTGGCACGCCAGGAAGTTCACCTCTAAGCCGCGCACCTTCATCCGTGACCTCCTCGGGTGCACCTACTGCACGGGCTTCCACCTGTCGTGGATTGCCGTCCTGGCCTACCTGCTGGCGTCCGGCACGTGGGGTGATGCACCCTCCCTCGTTCACGGGATCGAGGTGTTCTCTGTGGCGGGCATTCAAGCCCTACTGAACCGGTGGGACGACTCCCGAGGAGGGGCCAGCTGATGGCCGCCATCACCAACATCGTGGCAGCCGTGACTCGGAAGCTGTCGGGAAAGAACCGGAACACGGGCGGCACTGGCCGCACCACCGGGTGGCAGATCCTCGCCATGGATCTCGCGGAGGAAGTGCCCGAGGTGGGCGCGTACGCCGACTGGGTCAGCAACTCCTCTGCCGGGGCTACCCTGTTCGCGGGCCGCCGCCTGCCGGACGGTTCGATCCAGCGTGCGCCCGCCGGGACCCGAGCGGCCGACCTCGTCGCCTCCATGGCGGGCGGACCCGACGGGCAGTCGCAACTGCTGTCCGACTTCGCGTGGAACCTGGCTGTGACGGGTGAGGCGTTCCTCGTCATCCAACCGGACACTCAGTCCGATTCCTTCGTGGATGATCAGTGGCACGTCCTCTCGATCGAGGAGGTTTCCGTCAAGCGGGGCGGCGCGGAAGCCACCATCGATGGGGGCAAGATCGAGATTCCCGAGTATGACGCCGACAACCCACCGGAAGACGACGAGCCCATCCTGATCCGGGTGTGGCGCCCCTCGAAGCGGCGCCGCCAAGACGCGATCTCTCCCGTCCGTTCCTCCATCACCGTGCTGGAAGAGCTGCGGCTGCTGAACGCGGCCGTCGCAGCGATCACTCGTTCCCGCATTACCGGTCGCGGTGTCCTCCTCGTCCCTGCCGGGGCATCCTTCCCCGGCACGCCTGGGCAGGCGGGGGCCGATGAGACTCTGCTCGACACCTTCATCGAAGTAGCGTCCACCGCCATCCGAGAACCGGATAGTGCCGCCGCCACCGTACCTGTGGTAATCGAGGTTCCGGGTGACCTGATCGGCGGAGTGAAGTGGCTCAGCTTCGAGTCCGGCTACGACGACATGCTGATGAGACTCCGCGACGAGGCCATCCGCCGGTTCGCGGCCGGAGTCGACATTCCGGCTGAGGTGCTCCTCGGACTCGGGGACTCGAACCACTGGAACGCATGGCAGATCCAGGCCGAAGCGATCAAGCAGGGGATCGAGCCCGCACTGAAGATCGTGGCCAACGCGCTCACGGTCGGATGGCTCCAGCCCCTGCTGAGCAGTGAAGGGTACGATGACGCCAGCCAGTGGCTGGTCTGGTACGACACCTCGTCCCTACGCTCGTCGTCCAATAAGGCGGCGTCCGCCATCGACGCGTTCGACAAGGGCATCATCGGTGCCCCGGCCGCCCGTCGGGAATTGGGTTTTGAGGAAGCCGATGCCCCCGCACCTACCTCCGCACCTTCAGCCACATCCTCCGAGGAAAGGACCACCGACGTGCCTGTGTCAGAGTCTCAGACACCCCCGCTGCAGCCCAGCATCTCTATGGCGGCGAGCGGGAACCCGGCCCTGTATGAGGCGCTGGACGGGCTCGTGTGGACCGCGCTGACGACAGCCGGACATCGTCTCCGTCTCACCCCCGCCGTGCCGCGTCCGGAGCGCGGGTCGGCCCGCATGCTGCCCATGGCACGCACGCATGAGTCCTTCCCTGTCCCCGACGCCGGGAAGATCGACGGGTGGAAGCTGCTGGACGGAGCATGGGACCGAGTGGGAGAGATCGCACAGCGTACCGGCGCCGATGCCGAGACGATCACCGCAGCCCTGGACACGTATGTGCGGGGGCTGCTCCTCACCGGTGGCACCTACAGCTACGAGCGGCTCGGTGACGCGCTGTTCACGATGGATGGGGTCGCCGCATGATGACACCCGAGGAAGCAGACCAGGCACTGAGGGACAATGAGGCGTCCCTCCATGACTTGATCGCGCCCGCCCTGAACCAGACGGCAGACGACTTCGTGGACGCCCTGGACGACGCGACAGAGATCGTCGCTGCCCGCTACTCCGTCAGCTCCATTCGGAGCCTGTGGAACCGCCACGTGCCCTCCCTGATGGACCGCATTCGCACGCAAGGGAGCGACGCCGGGACCCGGCAGGCGGCTGCCCTGGACGCTGAGCTGCCGGACGGCTGGGATGACGAACTGGCCGATGTGCTCGCCCAGACGGAACAGCTTCTCAGCGACGTCGGGGACGACCTGAGCCGGGAGGCGAACCGGGTACTGGCTGAGGGGCTGAACGAGGGGGACGACGTCGACCAGCTGCGGGAGCGGCTCAAAGCCGCGTTCGCCACGGATGGCCCCTACCTGGGCCCCGGGAGGGCAGACCGCATCGCGGCAACGGAAGCCACCCGTGCATGGAACAGCGCCTCCCTCGCTGCTGCACGGGCACTGACGGGCCCCGAGCGGCCTCTCGTCAAGCAGTGGGTCTCCCGGCACGACGACCGGGTGCGCGTCGCTCACGCGGACGCTGACGCCCAGCTGCAGCTACTGGACGACCCCTTCTCCGTGGGTGGGGTCGACATGCTCTACCCGGGAGATCCTGCCGCCCCGGCCGACCTGACGATCAACTGCAGGTGCGTCATGATGGTGCAGAGTGCATCGACCGAGAGGACTGCCAGCATGGCCGACGGGGACGACTACCAGAGCGATTTGCGGGGCCCGCTTCGGGACTACTGGATTCACGGGGAAGGGTCTGCCAAGATTGGCTGGGGCACTCCCGGATCGTTCACCCGGTGCGTTGCTGAGCTTGACAAGTATTTCCCCGAAGATCCTGAGGGGCTGTGCGCCAACCTCTACCATGAGGCAACCGGTCGGTGGCCCGGCCAGCAGAACGCGACTGAGACGCTTGCCGAGGACGGCGAGGTCATTCCCGTGGGCGGGCCACCCATCGTTACATGGGGTACTCCAACCCCGGCGGCTCTGGCGTACACCGACCAGCAGACCGGGGATGGCCGCCTGTTCGCTGAAGGGTCCCTCACGTGGGACGACGGTCCGTGGCCACTCGGGTTCGTGGACAAGGCGACTGAGGGCCACGCGGGCAGTGAACTGGCAGGCGCCATCTACGCCATGCGCATGGAAGGGAACCGGTTGGCGGCGGCCGGGGTGCTGTACCTCACGCGGGATGCCGGTCTTGAGTCGGCTCAGCTCCTCGCCCAGGGAGCCCCGCTCGGGGTGAGCGTCGATCTGGACAACGTCCATGTGGAGTTCGTGGATACACAGGGGCGCATCGACGAGGGAGACCTGCCGGAGGACACGCCGGACCCCGTCACCTACAGGGCCGAGCTGCTCACCGCTTCGGTGACCCGGCTGGACGACGGCAGGTGGGTAGTGGAGGGGCGCACGGCATCAGACTGGCGGGCGTCCGGGACGCTGCTCGCCTCGTCGGAGCGGAGCGAGAACCTCACGTTCGTCACCGACGAGAAGTGTCACGTCCCCGCACCCCACCTGGAGCTGTCCGCTGCTGCTGGGGACGCCGACCCGCTGGGTGGCCAGGTGCTGGCGGAGCAGGGTCCGAGTGACGTACTGATGCGCATCACCTCTGCTCGGGTGCGTGGCGCCACGCTGGTGACGATCCCCGCCTACGTCGACGCGTGCATCCACCTGGACAACCCGCAGGACGTTCCCATGCCGGGTGTCCCGGTGGATGCCACAGCCAGCGCCGCTACCAACGATTACGATCGGGTGGTGCGTCACGTGCGGAAGTCGCTCGTGCCTGTCACCCCTGGGGACGCCGCCCGCTTCCTGGGGTTGCCGGTCCACGTGGTCCGCCGTCACCTGGCCACTGCCGCCAAGGAAGGGAAGATCATGAGGATTACCCGGGGTACGTACGTCGCCCCTGTCGACGAGATGGCAGCCGCTGCGAGCGGCGCCACAGACCTGCCCATCGCGGGCCGCGATGTCGAGTGGGACGGACAGGCCGCCCAGACGAACGTGATCAGCTGGGCCGATGGGGACGCGGGCAAGCTGGGACAGGCGTTCTTCTACCACGAGGACGGCCAGCCGGGAGACAACGCCACTGCGTACAAGCTCGGTTTCGCGGACGTCGTGGACGGCACGCTGACCATCATCCCCCGTGGCGTGTTCGCGGCGGCTGCCGCCCTGCAGGGCTCCCGTGGCGGGGTAGACATCCCGGCGGACCAGGTCGACGCTGTACGGGCCAAGGTCACGACGGTCTACAACCGTATGGCCGACCAGTTCAACGATCCGTCGATCGTGCCTCCGTGGAACCAGTCGGCCGCTGAGACGGACGACATGGACGCCAGCGGGTATGAGGAGATTGAGGAGCTGGCAGCGTCGGCGTGGGACGCCATGAAGGATCTTCCGCCCATGCCCGCCGCCTGGTTTCGCGAGCCTACGGCGGATGAGCTTCCGGCTGGTGGACCGGGTGTCAACTACGCGTCTGGCCGGATCTTCGGCTGGGTGGCTCAGGCGGGTGAGGCACACGCCGGGTACGCGAAGAAAGTGACCATCGAGGGGCTCGGCAAGATCGACACGAGCCACTTCCTGAGGCAGCGCTTCGAGCTGGACGACGGCTCCACCGTCAAGGCAGGCGCCTTCACCATGGACGTCGGTCACCACCGCGACGGGGCGGAGTGCGAGACGTCGGCCTGCCAGTTCGACTCGACACGGACCGTGGCGGGCATCGTCACCGTAGGTATGAACGAGCGGGGGCTCTGGTTCTCCGGCGCCGCTTCCCCCTGGGTGAGTGAGGTCGACCGCCGGGTCTTCCTCGCCTGCCAGCCGAGCTATCACATGAAGCGGGGGAATGGTGGGCAGTGGCAGCTGCGGGCTGTCTTGAGCGTCCCTGTCCCGGGACACTCTTCCCCGCTGACCGCTTCCATGGTCTCCATGGTCGATCGTGCCAACATGGCGCTCACTGCGTCTGCCCGGCTCACGGAGCTGACCCAGATGGAGGCCGAGGCGCCGCAGGAATCCGCTGCGCCGGAGCTGGACTACACCAAGCTGGCCGATGAGATCGTGGCGTCCATGGCCCGGGCGGAGCAGCGTAAGGCGGACGAGGCAGCGGAGCTGCAGTCCCTGCTCGAACTGGCGGCCAGCATCGATGATCCCGAGGGATACGATGTAGTTGACACCGGAACCAAGGAGGAGTGACCACGTGGCGTGTGCATGCAAGGGCCGTAACGCGGCCGGGGCCCGGTCTGCGTCCGTACGTCAGCCGGTCGGTACATACCGGGTGACGGTCAACGGCCGTCAAGTGTATGAGTCGACCAGCGAGGCGGCGGCCCGGGAGGTGGCGAGCGGGTTCAACAACCCGACGATCCTGGCCCCAGGCGAACAGGCAGCTTGACAATCCTGGATTGACCCGTCCTTCATCGGCGCTATCATGGTCGTACATGACGTGCTGGCGGTAGGCCGGGTCAATCCTCTACCCAGAGAAATGGACTAGCACGCATGGCACACTACAAGCTTCCTGAGAGCGTTACTGCTCTGTCGGATGACGAGCTGGTTGAGAACCTTCAGGCAGCCGTCCGGTCCTTCAGCGCCACCTCCAAGGCCGACGTCGTCGGTCCCGACACGCTGCCCGCTCTGCGTGAGCTGAAGGCCGCGATCGAGACTCTCAAGGAAGAGCAGACCTCTCGCACTGAGGCGGCCGAGGCTGCCGCCAACGAGATCGACAAGCTCACCGCTGAGGTGTTCGGGGAGGACGAGACCACCGAGGAGAGAAGCGAGGGGAAGGCGCCTGAGGCGGCGGAGTCGGCCACTGAGGTTGTCGCGCCGACCGCCGTCCAGACCGCCGACGAGGTAGCCGCGTCCGCCGGGATCAACGTCCGCCGCTCCACGCTCAACCTGGCAGCCGTACGTGCCCGCCAGTCCCAGGCGTCCCAGTCGCTGAGCAAGTACCTGGCACCGGAGACCCCGGACGGTATTGAGATTGTCGCGTCCGTCGACGTCCCTGGCTTCCGTCCCGGTCAGGAGTTCAGCCTGTCCGAGGTGACTGAGGGCGTCATGCGGCGCGCGTCGTCGCTGCAGACCGCTGGCGGTGGAACGGGCCTCGTCGCGTCCTACCGCCTGCCGTTCCCGGCAGAGCTTCAGGTCAACGACTCCTCGTCGGCGCCCGAGGGCAGCCTTGCGGTGATGAAGGCGGCCGACCAGCGGCGCCTTCCCGGCAACGGCGACCTTGTCGCGTCGGGCGGCTGGTGTGCTCCGTCCGAAACGGTCTACGCGATCACTGACATCGCGTGCCCCGACATGCTGTGGGACCTCCCGGAGATCCAGCTCACGCGTGGTGGCCTGAGGTTCTTCCGCACCCCGGCCCTGGACGTCAACGCCCTGACGTGGATTCACACGGAACAGGACGACATCGCAGGCAACACCAAGCCGTGTTTCACCATCCCCTGCCCGGACCCGATCGACACGCGGGCTCAGGCTCAGGGTGTCTGCCTTGAGTCGGGCATCCTCACGCAGCGGTTCTTCCCTGAGCTCATCGACTGGTACGTCCGCAACTCCATGGTCGCCCATGAGATTCGGCTCAAGACGGCCATGTACGACCAGGCCCGTACGGCTGCCACAGCGGTCACCATGCCCGCCACGTTCGCTTCCTTCTCCGCCGTGTTCGATGCGGTGGCGCTGCAGGCGGCGGACATGATCGAGCGCTACAACCTGTGTGACTCGACTCAGCTCGAAGTCGTCTTCCCCTGGTGGGTGCGGAACATGTTCCTCGCGGACATCGCCCGTCACGAGGACGTCAGCCCGACGGAGCTGGACCCGGCTGTCATCACCGCCGCGTTCGCCCGCCTGGGTGTCTCGGTGCAGTTCGCTCGTGGTCTCGCCCCGGCGGTCGGTACCGACATCGGTGACGCCACCCCGGCCACCGTGTGGCCCGCCACGGTTGAGTTCATGATCTACCCGTCCGGCAACTTCCAGCTGGCGCGCGGCCCGGAGATCAACCTCGGTGTCATCATCGACTCCGTCACCGTGGCGACCAACGATCAGAAGATGTTCTCTGAGGAAGCGGTCGCGCTCATCGACCGTCTTGGTCTCGCCCGCGTCGTCACCGTCCCGGTCTGTGCTGACGGTTCAGTCGGTGCTCGCACCACGTACACCTGCACCGCTCCTGAGGACGAAGGTGGTACCGGCGGCGCGTGATCTGCTCCGCAACACTGGGTAGGTAGAGACCCGTCCGCTACGGCGGGCGGGTCTCTCGCCGTTCCTGGCCCATAGACTTGGGCCGACACCACCTACACGAGAGGCGGACACTGTGCCCGCAACCGGACTGAGGGCACTCGTTGCCCCGATCGTCAGTGAGCCGTCCCCGCACGGCTTGCTTGGCGGCTGCATCGACGTGGTGCAGGCCGCCGACGTCCATGAGCTGAACGGCACCGACATGATGTCTCTGTCGTGCTCAGGGGCAAACATCTGGCAGGACTGCCCAGACCCTGCCTTCCCCAACCCGGACACCAAGGTGTTCGAGCGTCCCGACACATGCTCGTTCGAGCCGATCACTGTCTACGCGGGCGTGACCTGTTCGACGTTCGGCCTCACCTTTGAGGAGGGGCAGAGCCGGGCCATGGACCAGCTGGCCATGGGTGAGCAGCGGGCGCTCGAAGGGTTCTTCCTGACCCGCTTCCTCCAGCCCACGGTCGACACCAATAGCACCGACCTCACCCCGGCGGCAGGGGCTCTGTCGGTCGCTCAGGGGGTGGCGGTGCTGGAGATGTGGCTCGCTGCCAACTTCGGCGGTGCTGGCGTCCTGCACGCACCTGCGGGCCTGGGAGCGCTGCTCTCGTACTTCCAGACGGTCGACTTCGTTACGGCCGCCACGCCGCACCCGACGACGCTGGCGGGCAACTGCGTCATCCTCGGTGCCGGGTACGACCCGTCGACGGGGCCGGACGGGACGACGGCCACTGCAGCTGGCGAGACGTGGATCTACATCACCCCGGCCATGAGGATTCGTCGTGACCTGCCGTTCCTGCCCGTCACGAACGAGGGGTCGTCGCTGCGCTCGGTGACCAACGACCGGTTCGCACTCGCGGAGACGACGTTCACCCCCGAGGTCTCGTGCTGCATCGCGGCGGCGGTGCGTGTCTCCCTGGCGGCATGTTGATGAGCATCCTTCACGTGCACGTGGAACCGGCCAGGGGGCAGCGCCGCGACTTCGCCCGCTGGTGCCTGGCTCAGACACCCCAGCTGCACACGGCATCGTCCACGGGGACGAACGTCCCGGTCGCCCTGTACCCGAGCGTGCCGCCTGAGCTACTGGCGGGCGCGTACGTGGACGGCTACCTCATCCCCGAGGTAGTTCCCCAGTCTGCTTCTCCCGAGCCCGCAGAGGGCAGCACAGCGGTTCCTGACGCCGACCCCGCACAGAGCGTGTCTGTCACCAAGGCTCCTCGCAAGCGGGCTGCAAGGAAGACCATCCCGAAGGAAGAGTCATGACCTCACCCGTCGACCCTGGATTCGACCCTCAGCCGTGCAGCACTGGAGGTGGGGGCGGAGAGGTCACCATCGGTGACCAGCCGATCGACGTCAACGTCGTCTCGGGTGGAGGTGGCGGAGGTGACGTGACCGTAGTCAACGACTCAGACAACCCGATTCCGGTTACCGGCACCGTCACAGCCACTGTGCCCAACCCGCTCCCGGTAAGCGGCACCGTGACGGCGAACGTGCCGAACCCCCTACCCGTCACCGGTACCGTCACGGCCACAGTCCCGAACCCGCTGCCAGTCACGGTCAACGGAACGGTGACAGCCGTCATCGACACGGCGTCCCCGAGCCTGATCACTTCCACGTTCGAGTATTCGGATGCGGAGGGAACCGTCGTGGTGGACCAGGGCGCTCGGTCGGTGACGGCCTACGTGATGACCGGTCCGGTGAGCCTCGACATCAGTGGAACCGCATCGACCATTCCGACAGGCATGACCGTCACGTGGAGCGTGGAGGACCCGTCCGAGGAACTGACCGACGTGTTCACGTTCTCGAATGCGGGAACGGCCGTTTTCGGTGTAGCGACAACCAGGGGCTAACCCGGAGTAACAGCCTACGATGGACAGAGGTGGGGCATATGCCCCACCTCTGATCTGTTTGTGGGGGCGAGCATGACCGCTCGTGGCTTCATCGTCACGTCCATACCGAACAACCTCCTCTTGCCGGACCCGGTGACTCAGCTGAACCGGCAGTACACGCTCAACGTGCCAGGCGCACCGTTCAACGTCAACGACGACCCGGTCACCTGGACTGCAGTCGGACCCAGCTCCACTCCGTTCGTGGACCTGGACGGCAACGTCGTCTCGTCGCTGACGGTCGACGCAACACAGTCCATCTGGATCATCTCTGACGGGGTCCACTGGGTGTCTCAGCCTGCACCCACGGGTGGGACGCGCACAGTAGGGCCTACAGGTCCTGCTGGACCGACAGGAGCGACGGGCGCCACCGGTCCAGCCGGACCGCAGGGTCCTCAGGGCGAACAGGGAGCGACCGGAGCGCAGGGACCGTCAGGTATCAGCCGGTCCTTTTGGGCGGGCACAGGAGTTACAGACGTGAGTGGGAATGTCACGTTCACCTTTCCCACGCCGTTCGCGTCGGTGCCCGTGGTGGCTCACTCGCTGCAGACCACGCTCGATGACACGACCGAGTGCAAGGTGACATCCGTCTCGGCAACCTCGGTGACCTACAACGCGCGCCGGTCTCCCGCCGTGACGCTGCTCGGGATCTCCATCCTGTCCGCCCCTCAGGCAGCAGTAGGCGTGACGGTCAACGTCATCGCCACTGTGGCTGGGTAGCTGCATGCGTGTGGCCCGGCGGCTTCCACGTAGGTGGAGATCGCCGGGCCACTGAAGGGTTGTTCGAACCCAGTGAGACCTTACCACTTCCAGCGGGCTGCAACGCGTGACTTGGCCCACATGGCGTACAGGATGTTCCCAATACCGCCCGTGGTAAGGGCGAGGAGGGCGTGGACCTTCACCGACTGGCGCCGCACCTGGTAGTTGTAGCCGTAGCCCTGGGGGCTCACAGGTTGTACGGGCGCCATAGGAGGGGTGGTACCTGTAGGAACGGCGTAGTACTTCCCGTCCGGGTACAGAGCCCACTGCACGTTGGGGTTTGCCGTCCGCTCAGTGGCGGGCGTCCAGTCGATCCGTGGCGAAGTCATGCCACCAGTATGCACCCACCCCAGGGCATGCGGCGCATGATACCCCGTCGCGTATGCTAAGGAGTGCCCAGATAGGGCACGTGTCGCTGGTGGTAGGCCGGGCAGCAAGAGGAACCGGGGAAGGATTCCTATGAGCTGTCTGCTCGTTGCTGGCCCGTCAACTATCCGGGTCACCCTGCTTGACGGGTGCGGCGCCCCCGTCGTCGGGGATGAGAACGCGTTCGTTGCGTCGTGCTTCACCTCCATCGCCATGAACTCCGACACAGACACCGTGGACGACACGATCTACCGGGACGGCACCGGGTCCGTCTGTGCGATCAAGCGAGGCTGCACTACGCTGCTCGGCTACACCGTGGAAGCCAACCTCAACGGTGTCACCCCGGGCCTGGTGTCCCTGATGACGGGCAACCCGGTCGTCGCGGGTACGGACGGAGAAGCTATCGGCTACGACGACTGTGCGATCCAGTGCAACCACGGCTTTGCCCTGGAGGTCTGGAACGAGGTCATCGGTGACGCGTGTGCGGACGGTGAGGTCACGTACATGTACACGCTCCTGCCGTGGGTCACGGGCGGATATGTCACGGACCTTGAGCTCGGCACCGATGCCCTCGCCTTCCAGGTGACGGGCACCACGCGTGCCGGGGGCAACTGGGGTGTCGGCCCGTGGAACGTGCAGGGCGACCCGGCCGCGCCGATGCTCACCCCGCTGGGTGCGTCCTGCCACCGCAGGATCATGTCCACCAACGTCGCGCCGCCCGAGGCATCGTGTGACCCGGTGGAGGTCCCGGCTCCGACCGGTGGCGGTGAGGGCCTCGTGGCCAACACGTTCGCCAAGACGACCGGGGGCACCAAGACGGCTGACGTCAAGGAGCCTGCAACGTCTGCTGCGTAGTCCCGCAACGCCTGCCCACCCGTGCAACAGGGTCCCGCAACGACTGTTGCGGGACCCTGTTCGTACCTGCATCACCTGCAACAGAGAGGGAACCGACCATGTCACTGACTGCCGGGACGTGTGACCCGTGGCCCGTGGACGAGACGTGCATGAAGCTGCCCGCCGGGACTGACCCGGCCACGATCACCAAGTGGTCCCAGGTGGCTACCGACTATCTATTCATGATGACGGGGCGGCGCATCGGCCCGTCCTGCCCGTCCACGGTGAGGCCCTGTCGCAAGCAGTGCTGGGACGCCTGGGCGCCGCTGTTCGGCATCTGGCCCGCCGGGTACAACGGCTCCCCGTGGATTCCTTACGTGGACACCAGTGGCCAGATGCGCAACGCGTCGCTGTGCGGGTGTGGTCCACGAGGCTGCCACTGCGGGGGCGAGCTGTGCGAGATCGAACTGTCCGGCCCCGTCTACGACGTCATCGAGGTGAAGGTCGACGGGGTGGTGCTGGACCCGTCGACGTACAACATCCTGGACGGTCGGTTCCTGGTGCGCCGCACGGACGACGTGGACGACGACGGCAACGGGCTGTGTTGGCCGACGTGCCAGGACATGAGCCTGCCGGACACGGAGGAAGGTACCTTCAGCGTCACCTACCGCACAGGGCTGGAAGTTCCTCAGCTGGCCGTGCAGGCAGTCTCCGCACTCACTGCCCACTTCATCAGGGGGTGCGACGGGTGCGGCTGTGGAGCGGGCACACAGCAGAACCTAGCGAGGCTACAGCGCCAGGGAGTAGAGCTGGACTTCGCCGACCCGACCGTGCTGTTTACGGACGGTAGGACGGGTATTGACATCGTGGACTTCGCGATCAAGGCACTCAACCCGGGTGCGCTCCCCCGGGCGATGAGGGTGCTCAGCCCTGACAGCCCCCGTCGTCCCCGGCTGTGGGGGTGAGGACATGGCAGCGTTGAACGTGCTCGCCGACGCGAGTGAGGCACTCCTCGCATGCGTGTGTGAGGCCCTGGACGATATCCCCACGACGCTGCCCGGCATGGCCGGGTGCCCGTGCCGCTCAGGTGTGGTGCCCGGCAATGAGATCGCCTGGGACGGATGCGATACCGGGTGCGCCCCGCTGGACGAGGGGAAGTGGTCGGGGCAGCTGGCCGTGAAGACGAACCGGATCTTCGCGTCCGACTTCGGCAACTTCCCCAGGGAAGCGGCGGTAGTGGCCGACCTGAACGGCTGCAAGGCCACCCCGGTCATGGCGGCGGAACTGGTGGTGTCGGTGATCCGGTGTGCGCCGATCGGTGACGGGCAGTGCCCGCCGACCGTGGACGAACTGGCAGCTACCGCTCGGCAACAGAACGTAGACATGGTGGCTGTGCGAAAGGGCATCCTGTGCTGTCTCGCTGGTACAGACCCCACCCGACCCCGTGGCCGGAGGTTCTCCCTGGGCGGCAGCACCACGATAGGGCCACAAGGCGGCTGTGTTGGCTTTGAGCAGACCGTGACAGTGGATCTGGGATACTGAGCCACTGAGCCCCTGTGCGTCCGTGAGAGCGGCGCACAGGGGTTTTCTGTACCTACTACAGAGCTGACGTGTCTCGATTCACCGTTACCTTCTCGTTATCTACCCCTCGCTGACCCCCTTCAGGATGTCCGTTTCTGCCCTGGTTTGGAAGGCACGGGGGTAGTTTTGGGAGCAGTTTTGGGAACGGCAAAAACCTGCTCTGACCTGGGAGAACAGGTGAGGCGGGGGTAGTTTTTCGGGGGAACCCACTCCAAATTCCTACAGTGAATAGGAAATGGCGATCATGAAACTACCTCTTCTCATGTGCACGCGCGCGTACGCGTAAGAAGTACACCCTGTCAAGATCAACAAATCTCGTTCACTGTAGGAATTTGGAGTGGGTTCCCCCGAAAAACTACCCCCGCCTCACCTGTTCTCCCAGGTCAGAGCAGGTTTTTGCCGTTCCCAAAACTGCTCCCAAAACTACCCCCGTGCCTTCCAAACCAGGGCAGAAACGGACATCCTGAAGGGGGTCAGCGAGGGGTAGATAACGAGAAGGTAACGGCATCTGTGATCTACCGTGGGGCATGGAAACTCTGTACGGCCGTGAGAGGGGCTCACATGCCTGCCCGGGTAAACTTGGACGCGTCACGGCTGGAACGCGCCTTGGGGGCCAACGGTGGCCTTGGTGCCCGCCTTCTGCAGCGTCGGGCCCAGCGGGTGAGGGAACTGGCCCAGCAGTACTCCGCCGCCAACGGCTCCATTGCGGCGGGCATCCGGGTGGGACCGGTGGTCAACAAGTCGATCAAGGTCACGTCAACCAACCCCCACACCCGATACGTCAACGACGGCACCCGGCCGCACACGATCCGCCCTCGCCGTCCCGGTGGCGTGCTCGCCTTTCAGGTCGGCGGCCGGACCGTCTTTGCCCGGCTGGTCCATCACCCCGGGTTCCGGGGGACCCACTTCCTGGAACGTGCGCTGCGTGACGCCAGGGTGTAGGCTGGTTGCACATCAGTGACCAGGGAGCACATATGCATGAGTACGTGACGTCGACCAGCTGGTACGGCGACGGCGTGTGGGAGGGCACCGACGTGTACGTGCTGGCCCGCAACGAGGACGAGGCATACGCCAAGGTTGCCGATCAGATGCGCCGCCGATACGGCGTGACCCGCTTCGACGTCGGGTCGATTGTGGTCATCCCACCCGTCACCCGAGAGCGCATCGTGGAGAACGTCCAGTTCGTTGAGAAGGCTGGGTGGACGGCGGCCCTCTACATCGCAGATCCCTACCTGGCCTTGAACCCCTCGAAGGTCTTCTGCCGGGACGACGACCGGATAGAGATCCTGGCAGAGGCCATCCGTTCCGTACGGAACCAGGGGAACGACATCTCCGGGTGGATCATCACCAGTGGCGCCGACCGGATCTGCGTGGAGCAGACCAGGGCTGCCGCGTCCCTGCGCATCCGCACCATGCTCCCCATCCTGCTGAGGTAACCTCACCTCGTAGGCCGAGGTCCCTCACTCAGCCCCGGTCTGCTCCGCCCCGGTAGCTATGCTGCGTGTCCCTGCTGCCGGGGCGGACCCATGTCCCGGGTATGGTGAGCTGGACACACAACGGAAGGACACGCAGCATGGCCACCAAGTCATTCTCGATCAACACCACGCCTCATGTCGCCGCGATCGGTGACGACCTGAAGTTCTCGTTCGTCCCCGAGGTTGTGGGCGCCACGTTCCTTGAGGCGTACCAGGACCTGCGTGAGGTCCAGCAGCGAGTCAAGGGCAAGTCGGAGGAAGACCAGACTGCCGAGGACGCGCGTGCCGCCAGTGAGGCGCTCAAGGAGATGCTCGCCCACTTCCTCACCGAGGACAGCAAGCAGGCGTTCGCTGACAACCCTCTGCCCGACCGGGTGTACGTGGAGCTGTTCGAGTGGCTGGCTGAGATCTACGGCGCCTCTGGCAGCCAGGGAAACGGCGGTGGTGGGCAGTCCTGAACCTGTGCTCCGCAGTCGTTGACGACTGGGACGCATGGTTCGGAACGCTCACTCTCAGGGGAGTCGACCCCCGTACCTGGGATCTGCATCAGGTGCTGTCCGGGTTCGAGGCGTCGGTCCGCGAGTCGGCCAAGGATGAAGCTGACTGGCAGCGCATCAGGGCGATGATCTACTCGGAGCCACCCGAGGTGGCGGCGCAACGGCGGGCGGAGCAGCGTGCAACGGCTGCAACGGGGGCTGCAACACCCAGCGCGCCACCTGGGCGGGGCGGCATCAGCATGGCCCAGATGCAGGCACTCATCGCGCAGGCGTCGGCTGAGGAAGCCATCTACGGTGGGTGACAGAGGGGCTGCCTACGGGTGGCCCCTCTCCCCGTAGACTTAAAGCAGCCGACTGGCGGTAGGCCGGGCGATATCCACTGGAAGGGATGCGCCCCATGGCTGAGGATCTTGGTGATGCGGAAGTCACCATCACCTTGGACGACTCGTCGGTCAATGCTGCCGTCAACCGGTTGGCCGACCGACTGGAGTCCGCCCTTGACCGGGCGTCCCGGGACGCTGGTCTGCGCATGCAGCGCAACATCAGCCGGGCCGTCAACCGGATCTCCCCGGTAACGATCCGAGTCACAGCCGACGTCAGCCGCTTTCAGACCAGCATCTCCGCGCTGCGCAACCTGCCGGACCTGAGTGTGCCCGTCGTCCCGGAGATCGACCGGGAGCGCTTCCGTGCGGAGGTGCTGGCCGTGTTGGACGGGATTGAGGTGTCCGTCCGGGTGGTGCCTGACCTCAGCGGGTTCGACGAGCGCATCCGTGCCCACCGTCCGCCCTCCGTCAACGTGCCCGTCAACGGGGACACGCGCGGCTTCACCCGGTCCCTCTCGACCCTGGGCAAGGTGGCGGGGGAGGTCGGCAAGCTCGGTGGCCTCGCGCTGGGCATCGGCGCCGTGGGCGCGTCAGCCATCACCGCGACCAACAGCATCGTGTCGTTCATCGGTGCCCTCGCCCCGGCCGCTGGAATCCTCGCTGCGGGCCCGGCAGCGGTGGCAGGGTACGCGACTGCTCTGGGCACCTTGAAGCTTGCCACGATGGGCGTCAGTGACGCGTTCGGGTCTGCCCTGACCGACGACAGTAAGAAGTTCCAGAAGGTCCTGGAGGGTCTCTCCCCGGCCGTGCGGAAGGCGGCGCTGGAGGTACGGGCGCTCAAACCCGCGTTCGACGAACTGCGCAACTCTGTGCAGTCGTCGTTCTTCGGCGCCTTCTCCGGTGAGATCACCAAGGTGGCCAACGCCCTGAAGGGCCCACTGAAGTCTGCCATGGTCGACATCGCGGGCAACTTCGGTGACGTGGTCAGCCAGGTGGCGCAGTTCGTCCGTGGAGCCGGTGGCGTCAAGGACGTGACCAACATCCTCAAGGGAACCACAGCTGCGACAGCTGATCTGGACAAGGCGACCTTGCCCGTGGCCAAGGGGTTCCTTGACCTCGCGGGGAACATCTCCGCTGCGTTCGGCACCCGTGTGAACGCAGCGCTGACCAAGGTCGGCAACACGTTCGGCGACTTCCTGATCAAGATCGCCAACAACGGCCAGGCGGTCGACTGGGTCAACGGCGCCGTGACCGTGTTCAAGCAGCTGGGCTCCATCGTCTCTAACGTGGGCAGCATCATCGCGTCGGTCTTCCGTGCGGCGAACGCGGTGGGCGGCGGTCTGCTGAACAACATCATCGCCATCACGGACAGCCTCTCCGCGTTCGCCAAGTCGGCGGCCGGACAGTCGGCCATCAGTAATATCTTCACCACCCTGGCTACGGCGGCTCGGGCGATCGGCCCCATCCTGACCAATGTGATCAAGCAGCTGGGCGGCCTTGCCCCGTCCCTCACCTTGGCCTTTACAGCCATCGGCCCCGCCATCAACCAGCTGGTGACCGCGCTCGGGGGCGCCCTGAAGAACGCGCTGCCCGGTGTAGTCGCGATCTTCCAGCAGCTGAGCAAGGCCGTGTCCATCCTCGCCACGTCGGGCGCGTTGGAAGCGGTCGGCCACGGACTGAGTCTGATCCTCACCGCCGTCGCCCCGCTGATCCCCCCGCTGGTCAACCTGGGTACGACGATCATCATCGGACTCGCTCCGGTGCTGTCCACGCTCGCGACCGCCCTGGGCGCCGTCGTGCAGGCCATCACCCCGGTCGTGGACGCCGTCTCCAGTGCACTGCTGCCCATCCTGGCGCCGCTCACCGACGCACTCAACTCGGTCATCACCGCGCTCGGCCCGGTTATCCCCGCGATCGGCACTCAGCTGGCCCAGGCAGTGATCGCGCTGACCCCCTCCCTGGTGACCATGTCCCAGGCCATCGGCAACCTGGTGGTCGCTCTCGCCCCGCTGCTGCCCCAGCTGATCAACCAGCTTCTGCCGAGCCTGCCTCTGATCACGAACAACTTCGTGCAGCTGATCACCGCGCTCACCCCGCTCGTCCCTCAGATCTCCCAGTTGCTCATCTCGTTGGCTCCTCTCATCTCGGACCTCATCGAGATCGCAGGTCCGATCATCACCGTGGCCACCGCGTTCGATTCCTGGGTGGTGATCAACGGGCTCGTCCCCATCATCGGCGGTCTGGTCAGCGCGCTGAACCGGGCTCTGCAGTCCTTCACGGAGATCATCATCGGCGCACAGACGCTGGCGTCCAACGTGCGCAGTTCCTTCTCCGGCCTCGCCACAGGGGCTATCTCCTCGGTGACCGTGATGGTCACCCGGGTGTCACAGCTGTGGACCCAGGTCAAGGCGTTCGTCATCGGCGCCGTGACGTCCATGGTCTCCACAGCTGTGTCCACCCTGTCCGGCCTGCCGGGGCGGGCCCGCTCCGCCATCAGCGGGCTGACGGGAACGGTGGGCTCGGTCGTGTCCTCGGCTGCCAGCCGGGCCGTGAGCGACGCGCGCTCCCTGGTCAGCCGGACCGCTTCCACCCTCGGGTCACTTACCAGCCGAGCCCGTTCCGCGCTGGGCAATGTGGGTGGTGCACTGGTGGGTGCGGGCCGCTCCCTGGTGGCCGGGTTCGCGAGCGGTATCCGGGCCGCAGCGGGCGGTGTCGCATCGGCTGCCCGCAACATGGTCTCCAACGCGATCAGCGCCGCACGCTCCGCCCTGCACATCGGCTCCCCGTCCCGGCTGTTCATTCAGTTCGGTAAGTGGACGGGGCAGGGACTCTCCATCGGCCTGGACGCCATGCAGGGGCTCGTCGCCCGCTCCGCCACGTCTCTGGTGAATCCGGTCGTGGCGGCGGGCAGTGCGGCGGCACGGGGCATGCTGAGCCCTCAGCAGAGGTTGTCCTCCACCATGGCGGGCGGCACGTCCCGTACGACGTCTGCCACTACCCCCCTGCCGCAGGGTACGGGTCGGACGACCAACGACCAGCGGACATCAATGATCAACAACTTCAACATCACGGGACTCGGCAACCCGGAGCAGACCGCCCGCAGCGTGGTCAACCAGCTGATGGCCACGGTCGCCCTGCCGTAAGCTGGCCCTACCGCACCGAGGAAGGGACCGCATGCTCAACGACTACCTTGCCGTGGGAGACAACGAGGTGGCAAACCATGCCCGCCTCGCCACCTACATGAACGCGCTGGGGTCCCCGTTCGACTCAGGTTCGGCTATCTGCAAGTGCGACACGCTGACGGCTGAGATCCTGGGCGACGCGCCGTACACCCTGCCGGACGACCCCGACAACCCGGCTCCCTGGTACGACCCGAACGTCCCGGAGTCAGGTCAGTTCCTCGGGGTGATGATCCTGACCGTAGACGGCGATTCCACCTACCCGCAGAGCCGCACCGTGTCCACCTCGGTCGGGGGTGTCGGCTCCCTCGGGCCCACCCGTACCGACCCTCGTCCGATGACCTTCACCGCACTGCTGCTGGGCACCACGTGTTGCGCCGTTGCGTACGGATACCAGTGGCTGACGCAGGCGTTGCAGCCCGCTGATGCGGACTGCAACGGCCAGTGCGCCTACCGCTACAGCTGTTGCCCTGACGAGGGGCAGACAGCGGACCAGTTCAACGCGGCCTACCGCCGCACCTACCGCCGCGTAGCGCTCACCAGCGGGCCGGACATCACCGCGCGGCACGGCAACGGCGGATGCGGGCAGGGCGGCGCCGGATGTGGCATGAATGCCGACATCGTCACTGTGGAGTTCGGTCTGACCGCCGGGTCCCCCTGGGCGTGGGGCGACGAGCAACCTCTGCTCGATATCTCCCTGCCCACGGACGACGATGAAGACTGCCTCGTCTGGTGCCTGCCCAACTCGACTGACCCCGAGTGCATCGAAGCGGGGCCGTGCCATGGCGGCAACTGCCCGCCGGTCGGTGAGCCGTGCACCGACAGCCACTGCAACTACCCGGACCCTCCGGTTCCCGGGTCGGCGTCGTCGTGCTTCTGCATCCCGCTCGCGGCCAACCGGGCGTGCTTCGATCTTGACCTGTCCACCCGGCCGCGAGCGGTGCCCTCCGCCCTGGTGATGGAGTTCTTCTCCGGCACGTACGACCTGCGCAACGCAACGATCAGTTTCTACAAGCGGTCCTCTGCCTATGACCCCACGACTGAGGGGGTGTTCGCTGACCAGTTCGAGCGGTCGCAGACCTCCGGTTGGGGCACGTCGGACAGTGGTCTGCCCTGGACTAACACAGGCGGCACGGCCGTCAACTTCAGCGTGAGCGGTGGCCAGGGCCATCACCGCCAGTCGCCCGCCGCCGTACTGCGTGAATCGTCTGTGCCGTTCGTCCAGCAGGACATCGACATCTACTACGACATGTCGTTCGACGCGTGGCCGACCACCGGCAACCTCTACGCTGCTGCCTCGCCCCGCTGGGCCGACACGGACAACAACTACGACGTGACGCTGCAGATCGACCCCCTGGGCAATGTCCAGTACTACCCGACGATCAACGTGGGTGGGGTGCAGCAGGACCCGGCGGGGTTCGTGCACATCCTGGACGGCACGCCTCCTCCCGGCACCACCTTCCGGGTGCACTGGCAGGTGACGGGGAACGACTTCGCCGTGTCCGTGTGGGACATCCGCACGTGTGAGCCGACCGAGCCCGTCTTCACCTTCACCGACGATCAGGTCCCCGTGAGTGCGGGCATCGCCGTGAAGTCCTTCTCTGACTCCGACATTGTGCCCCACGTCGATTTCGACAACATCCACACCAACAGTGACGCTGCCCTCACGTGTGATCAGATCAGCGAGTTGGCCGACCCGTGGCTGCAGTACAATGTCAACTTCCTGAGGGACAACTCGACTCTCACCCTGGACGGACAGGTGGGCCGGGCCATGCAGGAATGCGGCGGGGTGTGCTCTCCGTCCACCTACGTGTTCGGGTACGAGGGTTCGCCGCCGCAGTGGCCCGTGCTGCCCTCCGAGCCCATCTGTGTGTGCGTGGAGACCAACGCCCTGGTGACCCCCTCGGAGAACGCGACCCTTTCCATCCGCACCTCGGGGAGGTACTGATGACGCTCGGGTGTGATGCTGACTACCGGGCGTCTGTCGTGGACGCGGGCGGCGCCGTTGTGGTCAACCTGGAGGTCATCACCAAACTGGAGTTCTTCCGGTTGATCAACGATTCTTCCACGGCGTCTGTGACGTCCACGTTCGACCCGGACTGCTGTGCGCAGGTGGGCGACGTCCGTTCATGGCGCCATTGGCTGGTGATCTACCGCAACGCTGACTTCATGTGGGCGGGTCCCATCCTCACCTGCGAGTGGTCGCAGGGCCAGGTGGAGATCATGGCGTCGGACATCACGTCCATCATGGCCCGCCGGGTGCCGCACACAGCCCGCTCGTTCGCCGGGGCGGACACGATGGACGTGGCCCACTTCCTGATCAACGACGCCTTCAACGTGGCTGACCCGCCGTACACGATCGAGACCCCCGATGGGGCCAGGGGAGCTGTGGCCACGGTCGACTACGAGATTGGTTTCGGTCAGACGCTCGATCACCTCAAGACGCTGACGGAGAACAACGGGATCGACTTCACGGCGGTGGGCTCCACGATCTACCTACTGCCCGACGCGTGGGAGTCTCCGGTCGGCGCTCTCACCGATGCCGACTTCCCCCAGGGCCTCAACGTGGCGGAGGACGGCACCGCGTTCGCCACCCGGTGGGTGGTGTTCGGCTCCGACGACTCCGGCGCCATGGGAGAGGCAGGCGGCCCTCACCCGTTCTACGGTCTGGTGGAGAGGTTCGTCCAGGACACGAGCATCACCACCAACGAGGCTGCCACGATCGCGGCCCGCTCGCGGTTGAACACGTCTCTGCCGCTCCCCCTGTACATCGATACGCAGGACGTCACTCTGTCCTCGGACTCCGCCGTCAACCTGGCCACCTTGATCCCGGGGTGGACGCTGGACGTGTCGACTGTGACGACGTGCCGGGACGTGACCGAACGACTGAAGATCATCGGGTTGGATGTGTCGGCCGATGAGAACGGCGAGTCGATCAAGGTTCAAGTCGGCCCGCTCACCACTGGAATGGAGGCAGCCTGATGGCAGTGCGTGGACCTAGCTCACGCCGTATCCCCGGCAACCCCGTGGGCGGCATGCTGCGGGAGTTGAAGCGGAGCGCCGCTCGTGCACAGTCCACCCGGGCATCGTCCGGCACCGAGGCGGGCCCCGACCCGTCCCCGGCCAGGCACGGCCGCAACGGACGGGACGGCAAGGACGCCACGGTGTCCGCGACGGTCGTCACCACAGACGACCAGGGAACGGCTTCCTGGGGGTTCTCACAGCCGTTCGAGGTGCCCCCGGTGGTGGTGGCCACCGCTGTACTCCCGAGCGCTCTGGTGCCCTTCACAGTAGCTCTGCTGGACGTCTCCGAGGAGAGTGTCGCCGTCGTCACGTCTCCGGCTACCGCCGACGTGGCAGTCCACCTGATTGCCGTACCCGGGTCGGGAGATATCGTGGTGACACCGGAACCCGACCCGAACGAGGGATGATCAATGGCGCGTGCATGTGTGTGTGACGACTACTTCACCGTGGACGACGCGGGGCAGCTCTGCATGATCCCCGGGTCGCTCGGCCTCCGCTCCACCCTGTCCTACCCTCCGGGTACGTACAACTTTAACAAGACCGACTACCCGTGGCTGGCTTCCATTGTCGTGGAGGTGCAGGCGGGTGGAGGTGGCAGCGGTGGCGCCGACGCGAACACAAATGAGTTGATCGTCCGCCCTGGTGGCGGAGGTGGCGGATACTCGCGCTCACGGTTCACGAATGCCGACCTGGGCGCCACATCGATCATTGTCGTGGGTGCAGCAGGCAGCGCGGGCTCCCCCACGGTCGACGGTGGTGGCGGTGGTAACTCCTCCTTCGCCGGAGTCGTCACGGCCAACGGTGGCGTAGGTGGCGCAACGTCCCTGTCGTCCGGCACCTCTGTGGCCTCCGTCCAGGGAGCGACTGCCGCCGCCGTGGGTGTGGGCGACTTCGCCATCGGCGGCAGCTACGGCGGAAGTGCAGTTCGCATGTCCGGCACGGTCGCGATCGCGGGGTTTGGCGGTGACTCTCAGATGGGTCATGGAGGGCTCGGTCGTACGTCCCCCGGCAATGGCGTGGTGTCAACCGGTTACGGAGCCGGTGCGGGTGGAGCACTGTCGACAGGCGACCCCTTCCAGGGAGCGGCGGGCGGGGAGGGACGCGTGCTTATCCACCTGTTCGGCTGAGGTATAGTGGCTACACGGCAACGAGCATCCGCTCGGTGTGGTATGTCCAGTGGTGGATACTGGCCCCGGTTCGCGTGCAAGCGACCGGGGCCATCCTCATACCAGGGAGTGAACATGTCGGGATTCAACGTCGCCCACACGTCCGACGCAGACCTCATGCAGTCCGTGCAGCTGGCCAAGGAGGGGGCTCGTGAGGCGAAAGCCAGGGGCAACCAGAAGCAGTACGAGCAGTGGCACGCGGAGATCGATTCCATGGTGGCGGAAATCCGGCGTCGCGGGCTGACCAGCTACTGATACTCTGGGCTACGGCATCGCACGGGGAGTCCACGCCCCAAGAAGGGACCCCTGCCGGGGAGACAACCGGCAGGGGTCCCTTCGTATGTTCGCAGAACCTGGGGTAAGGATCATCAGGTCATGTCGGACACGGGCTGTGACGATCGTCGTAGGATGGGGTTGTGGAGATCCTGTGATGTTGGATGCGGGACCGACCATCTGTTCTACTGCTGTCCCGAAGACCGAGACAGCAACGGTCCGCACCTACCCCTGAAAGGACATGCTTTGGCAGACGGTATCTACGGCATAGACGTGTCCGGCTACCAGGCCGCTCACTACCCGACTACGGTCGGTGGCCACCCGGTGGACTTCGCCTTTGTCAAGGCGACGGAGGCCACCAGCTACGTCAACCCGAACATGGTCGCTCAGGCCGCTTTCACGCGGGCCAACGGCGACGTGCTGGGGTTCTACCACTTCCTGCACTCGGGCAACGTGCAGGCCCAGGCGGAGTACTTCGTTACCAAGGCCGCCAGCCAAGAGGGAGACGTCCTCGCGTGCGACTGGGAGATGGGCGGGGTATCCGGCGCCGACAAGGACGCGTTCCTGAAGGCCGTGAAGAAGCTGCGTCCGACCCACCGCGTGGGGTTGTACTGCGACGCGAACCACTGGCTGAATGTCGACAAAACCAGCTACGTCGGTGACTTCCTGTGGCTGGCTAACTACAACAACAAGCCTGCTACGTCCGGCGTGCAGCACGCCGTACAGATCCACCAGTACACCTCCACGCCCGTGGACTCGAACTACGCGTCTGCCTGGGGCACCAAGGCAGCCATGCGCAAGTGGGCTGAAGGGCTGATCACCGGCTCGACACCCAGCACCTCCACCCCGAGTACGACAGACGAGGAGATCGACGTGACCCAAGCTGAGCTGGAAGCTGCCTTCCGCAAGATCCTCATGGAGAAGGACGGCGTCTATCCGGCGCCGAAGGACGCGGCCGACTACGACCCGACGCCCGGTTCGCCCGGCAACGGCTGGTCCGGAGTGACCTGGTACCGGGACGTCGACACACGCATCCGTCAGATGCCGGAGAAGACGGCGGAGGCCGTGTGGTCGTACAAGATCGACAACCCGGCTCGCCCCGACGCGGACGGCAACCCGGCCCAGACCCCCGCCTCCAGCTTCCAGCGGAGCGAGGACAGCCACTACGACGCGCTGGCCGCTCGTCTGGCCACGCTCGAAGCGAAGCTCGATCAGCTCATCGCGGCTCTGCCCGCCAAGGGCTGACACAGACTGGTCGGGCAGAGCGTGTACCCCTGAACACTCTCTGCCCGACCGACGCACCACCTTACCGGGAACCTCCTGATCACTGCGAAGGAAGACACGCCATGAAGTACCTGAAGTCTCTCGTAGAGCTGGTGGTGCTCACGTACGCCACCTCGTTCCTTGGCCTGCTGATGGCGGACGGGTTCGACCTGACCAACGTGAGCAGCCTCAAGGTTGCGGGCATCTCCGCCCTGCCCGCCGCGCTGGCCGTCCTGTACGGAGCGCTGTCCAAGCTGCTCGGCAACTCCGACAGTGCCGTCGTCGTGGACACCCGGAGCGACGTAGCCGACGTCGACCCGTCTATCTCCACCAACAGCTGAGCCACCTTCCACCTACCGAACCGGGGGAACAGATGTCCGACGGCGAATCATCCATGAACGTTGCGGCTGAGCTTGCCGTCCTACGTGGTGAGGTTAGGTTGGGTCTCTCGCGCATCGAGGGCCAGCTGAACCTGCTTGTCCAGTCTCAGGCCCAGACGGGCAAGGACATAGACGACCTGGACAAGCGTGTCACTCAGTTGGAGGCCCGTCGTTGGCCTCTCGGTCCCATCGCGGCCGTGAGTGGCGTGGTGAGTGCGGTCATTGCGGCACTCGCCATTGTGGTTCATGTCTGACCCCTGCAGACAGCAGAGAGCCCCTCACACGACCGGTGAGGGGCTCTCTCGTTTCAGCTGTCCCGTTTCGGCTGCTGCGGGATGGTGGGACGCGGCCCCTCGCTGGGGTGTGGCTGGCGGGGCTGGGGGATGGTCGGTGTGCGCATAGTCTCTCCTCACTCAGGTCCGGATACGGCCACAGGTGCAGCACTGGAGGACGAACAGATGAGCTACCCAGTCATTGACGTAGGCATGCCTATCACCCGGACACTCGGCTCGAACCGGGCCACCTATGGCTGGTTGCCCGAGGCTGGCCGCTGCCCGGTCGATGACTCCGCGACTGGCGTTGGTCACCCAGTGGCTCAGCTCCGCCGTGACCACCTTACGGAACATGATCTGTTGCTCTGTCTCACTCATGATCTTCCTCAGATTTCGACGGGCTGGTATCCCTCGGCACGGGCGGCAGCAATGCCTTCCAGGTGGCCTGCTATGGCGGCCGGGTCCTCCTGCATGTCGAGCCAAAGAGCCAGGCTGTAGGCGCCGCCACGAGCCATCCTGCGTGCTTGGGTGAACTGCTCCATGAAGCGCTGGCGGTCCCGGTACTCATCGATGGCCAGCACCCGTACCCGGGCCGTCTGCCCCGTGTCGGTGGGCAACCGGTCGCGGTCGTCCCCTTGGTAGACGTATCGGTCGCTCACTGCTCCACCCATTTCAGGCGACGGACCAGCCAACCGGCTTCCGTCATGCCGTGGTCGTTGAGCAGGTTGATCGCATCGTCCAGTGCTTCCTGACGGACGGATGCGATCTTCAGGTGCTGATCGAGCTTCATCAGGCGTGCCTCGACTTGCTCCGCGTCCTGGGCCAGCTTGTCGATCTGAGCCTGTACGGATGATTCCTTGCGTGTCCGATGTGCCCGCTCCATCTCCGACCGCATCGTCTCGGACGCCCGGAGCTCCGCCTCTCGCTCCCCCGACTCGCTCAGCATGTCCCATGCCTTCAGTCGTTCCTCCCGGCCCCACTTCATGCTGTGTCCCCTCTGCTCGGTGAGTGCTGTACGGCAGACGCTACAGGGGTTGCACCCACATCACAACCCCTGTTCCTCGTCAGCTGGCGACCTTGAGGGAACGGCTGTTGCACGCGGCGCAGTACTGCACGAGGCGGGCGGACAGACGGCCGTGAGTGGTCATGTCGTGGCCGTTGATGCAGCGCTCCGTCATGGGCCGCATGCCGGTCAGAGACCGCAGCTGGGAGCGGAGCTCAGCCCGCATGGGATCGTCCACCAGGTGGCGGCCCTTCACGCACCTGCTCTCGTCGCAGTCGGCCTTGACCATGCCGACCGGGGGCCGCTCATACATGGCCTCAAAGACCAGCCGACGCACTCCGTACTCCTTCCCCCGGTGACGGACCAGAGGCACGCCGAAGCGGCCTGTACGCCCGCTCCACAGCACGTGACCGTCCTGGTGGACCATGTGGTCAAGGAGTTTGTCAGAGAGGCTTGACGCGTTGCTCAGAGGCGCCACGCCCAGCATCCTGCGAACGCGGGCAACGGCACTCACCGCAGCGTGCACCTCCGCAGCGGTCCGCTTGTCGGACCAGCCTTTCAGGATGAGTTGCTCGATACGGGCGTGCTTCGGGTGTCGATAGTTCGTGTCCATGAGTATCACCCTACCCGCACATGCACCCGGCACACAACACCGCACCCCCTGGCCCAGGGAGTGGCCAGGGGGTGCGGTGGAGCACGACAGCTCTTGTTACCGGTGTAACTCTACCTCACGTTTGCGCCATGCGGCGCATTACCCGCTGCGACCGCGCTGTACGGCGCTCTGCCGGGGTGAGGCCGCCCCACACGCCGTACGACTCCTTGCGGTCCTGGGCTGCCGCGAGGCAGGCAGTCATGACCGGACAGGCATGGCAGGTGGCGCGGGCAGCGTCGATCGCCTCGTGGTCCTCGTCGGCGGGGAACATGTTCGGGGAGCCCAGCTTGGAGCACTCAGCATCCAGCTTCCAGTCGTGGGTGTCCGGGAAGCGGAAGTCAGTGGCGGTCATCGTGTCTCCTTCGTGACGGAGAGGGACCATTTCGATCCCTTTCCAGCGGGTGTGGATCAGGCGGACAGGTGGGCGAGCATGGTGGCCTTGGCAACGACGAACCGGGCGGCACGGGGGTTGTAGGCGTGCAGTGCGGTGAGCACCTGGGTCCGGTGGTAGCGGTAGGCGACTCGCTTGTGAGAGCCCTTCGGAAGCTTGCCCTTGGCGGTGCGAGTGACCAACACGCGTCGGCAGTCGCTTCCCTGCTGCTTGGCCTTGGCCCGCAGAGCGCCGCCGATGCCGGATGCCGTGTTGGCGTCCAGTCCGGCCGTGATCGCGTGCGACGCCATAGTGTGCGCCTTACGGGCAGAGCGTCGGGCAGCCTCACGGGTGCGGACCGTGTTGCGGATCTGTCGGGCCTTGGCGTTCATCGTGTCTCCCTGGTCTGTCGTGCTGACAAGAGAAACACTACAGGGGTTGCACCAACAGTGCAACCCCTGTAGGTCAAGCTGGAACTTCGGATCAGCGCTGGGCCCACCGGAGCTCAGCGGCTACGAGTGCAGCGTCCCACGTCTCCTGCCTGTCCTGGACCGACTGGGCCTTGAACAGTGCCTCACGAACCTCCCACGAAGCGGAAGGGACCAGTTCACCCACAACTCTCATCGCGTCGACCCCACCGTACGGCGTGTCGTACCGGCTCAGTTCTGTGACCGGGACCCCCAGACGGTGTAGCACGTGGCCGACCACACAGCTCGGAGCGCCGTCACGGACGTACTGGCAGTTGCCCTCTGCGTCGCTCTCATACACGTAGTTGGGCCGTTCAGCCACGACGTTGTGCAGGGTCAACATGATCTTCTCGTCGCTCGCGTAGACGTGCTTCACGGTCTCTCCCTGGTTGGTGGTCTGTCGATAGAGACACTACAGGGGTTGCACCAACAGTGCAACCCCTGTAGGTCAAGCTGGTCCGCGTACTACTTCGCGAACTGATCCATGTAACGAGTCGCCATGCCCAGCGAGTGGGTCCAGTCGTAGCCCTGGTCCTGGCTAACCTGGGCCTCACGAAGTGCGCTCGCCATGTCATCGCTCACCCCGTCCAGCGTCTTACCTACGACCTCGTCAGCACCCGACCCGCCGCCGTTGTCGAACCGGGCCAGGGTGTCCAGCGAGACACCCAGCCGGGACAACACGTGTCCAATCACGCAGCTCGGGGCGCCGTCCTGGACGTACAGACAGACGGTGTCGCCCTCCGCGTCCTCCATACCGCTCTCGTACACGTAGTCGGGCCGCTCCGACACGACCTCGGACAGCATGGCCATGACCTTCTCGTCACTGGTCCCGATCTTCCGCATGACCTCTCCCTGGTTGGTGGTCTGTCAATAGAGACACTACAGGGGTTGCACCAACCGTGCAACCCCTGTAGGCGAATCAGTCGAGCATCTTCCTCACGCTGTCCAACCGCACCTTCGCGATGCCCACAGAGCGCACCAGCTGTTGCCCCCGAGGACACGGCCGGTCGTCGGTGCAGGCGGAGCAGTAGTGGCCGTGGGCAACCGACTTGCTGCGGAGTCCTTCCAGCACCATGGCCCGGTGCTCGATGATCCCCTCGATGCGGTCCCTGTTCAGCTGATCCATGATCTGTCCTCTCCCTGGGGTGTAGCAACAGCATACAGCAATGAGCCCCGTGCAACTAGTGCACGGGGCTCATGAACTACCAATCACCTACTGCTCACGTATGGACTGCGTCCATTCTGAGCAAAGCTCAGGCCCAGGGGTCGTCAGCCTTGGTGGGCTCAGTCGCTGCAGCGATCACGCCGTTGGCGAGGAACTCCTTGGCCTGCTTCACCTGGTCCTCGGACGGGGGCAGGATGATGAACGGAGGCTTCTGGTTCTTCTTCGCCTCACCGAGGCCGAGGACACCCAGCAGCGGGCGGCCGTTGGGGTGGGTCGGGGACTTCACCCGCGACTTCAGGGCGCCGATGAGACCACCCTGCAAGAGCTGAGCACTGGCGAACTCCTCGCCCGTGTCGATGTTGACGATGTCCGTCACCACAGCGTCCTTGTTGCCGAACGTGGTGACAACCGGGTCGGTCTCCTTGTCACGGTAGGAGACGGGGCGGAACAGCAGAAGCGCTCCGATGCTCTCCTTCGGAGAGAAGTACTCACCGGTGAACTCAGTTGCGACGTCGAACTCTTCGGACATTTCTTCTCCGATGCTTGCTGCGAGAGGTGGGACAAATGCCCCGGTCGTTCTGAGTACAGCTTACCACCTGCGTGAGGGGCTGTGTCAACAGCGACACAGCCCCTCGTTGGTTGATCAAGCAGGCAGCTCTGAGGCCAGACGACGAGCCACGCCTACGAGGTATGACGACCACTCGTCTGATGCCTTGGCAGCCCTCATGACCGCCTTCAGACCAGCCACGTCCGGCGCCGCGTTTAGGCGTTCCTCCCAGCGGATGTCACTGTTGTCCTGCTGAGTGGCAGGCGTCGTCAGCTGGGGGCGGTAGACACCCGGAGCCCGCTTGATCTTCTGCGAGTCACGTACCGCACAGGCAAGGTCCAGCCGGGCCCGCCCCGCCTCAAGGTCAGCCGTGAGGATCTCCACCTCGTGGGAGTGGCTGTTGCTCGGCATGTGGATGACCAGGCCCACGTGGTGGTCCACCCGGGGAGCCGGGATGTAGTGGCTCACCCCGTCGTACAGGCCCGTGCTCGCGCAGCCGTCCTCGTAGGCCGCGAGCTGCGCTTCGATCTTGTCGTACCCGAAGTCCATGGACTCCCCGGTCTTGACATCAGCCAGGATGTAGTCGCCTGTGGCGGTGCGGTAGATCCTGTCGAACGTGCCGCCCACGTTGTACCGTACGGAGACCGTACGACGCTCGATCAGCTCGGGGAGTGCCGTCAGCCCGTGAGCGTCCAGCGCTTCCTGATACGCCTTGATCACCGGGTGGAAGGGAGCCGGGATACGGTTCAGGTCGTGGTACTCGTCCCACAGCTCAGTGGCCTTGTGGACGTTGGTGCCCCGGCCCGACTTGGCGTTGCCGCCGCCCGCGTCGAAAGCACGATCGACGATCTTGTTCATAGCCTTCTTGTCCTCGCGCACGTCCATCATGGACGCTTCCTCGCCCAGCTCCGGGCGGATGGCGAGACCCTTCAGGACCACTCGGTTCTTCCACAGCTCAAGGTTGAAGCGGTCTGACCCCTTCTCTGTCAAGGTCGTCACCCGCTGCCACGCCGTACGGCTGCCGGTCACGGGGTGGGGCATCAGATAGCGGCCCCACTGATCCCGCTTCGGCTGTGCCTTCCATGCCGGTTCCCCGGTCGGGATCGTCGGCTCACTGCCCGCCACGTCGAACTCTGTCACGATGGGACTCCCAGCTACTCGCGCGTCGGCCGTGTGCCTCTATGACGCGATGATGAAACCAGGATACATCATGGGTCACCAGCAGTACATCTCCGTAGCCGAGGCAGCGTGGCGCCTCAACCTGACCGAAGCGGAAGTAATGCGGCTCATCGCTACCGGCCTACTGGATCGCTACCGATACAGAGGGCTGTACGTACGCGTGAGGGCCGACCAGGTGGAGGAGCTCCGCCCGATCGGCCCTCAGCTACTGCGGCTAGCCTGAGCCCCTCAGGACGTCAGGGAAAGGTCGTCGTACTGCTCGCCGTAGCACGACGCCCAGTGCTCCCCCACGCGCGAGCAACCGAACGTGATGCGCACCCCGTGGAAGTCGAACGCCATAGAATCAGCAATCTTCTGGGCAACCTCCTGAGCGTTCTTACGGGGGATGCTCAGAACGATCTCGTCATGCACGATCACCCTCACGCGGCGGCGAATCTCCGGGGGAAGCTTCAGGATCGCCTCCGCCATGATGTCTCGGGTGGTCGACTGGCCGAGTCCGGCCGTCGCCTGGGTGTAGGCACGAGCCCGCTCGACACGCACCCGACGCCCATACGGGTTCACCAGTACCCGGTAGGGGTCATCCACGGGGACGATCTGCCCGTAGGGCACCACGCCCGCCCGAGCCCGTACGTCCTCCTTCCACTGGGCGAGGATGGGGAATCCAGTCTTCATCCCCTGGTCGAACTGCATGGCGACGGCAAGCGGCACGTTGTGGTTGCGCACCATCGTGTTGGGGGACATGCCGTAGTTCCAGCCGTGCCCGAACACCTTGGCCCGGTCACGGTACTCACAGTCGCAGCGTCCGTCGTTGCGGTCCATCTCGGAGCGACATTCGGGGCGTTGGAAGACGCGCCACGCCACCTCGCTGTGCAGGTCCACGCCAGGGCCGAACAGGGCCATATAGTCGGGATCCTGACACATGGCAGCAACCGCCCGAGCGTCGACCTGATCGGCGTCGATGGCCACGAGCACCTCGTCCGGCGAGTCGGACATGATCATGCCCCTCTCGACTGCCTTACCGGACCGCTTGCCCAGCACGGTCAAGCCGGGGTCCTTCAGTGACCACCTGCCGGAATTCTGCTCCGGAGTGATACGGGGGTGGACCTTCCCGTCGTGAGTCCACTTGATCACTGACCCGTACACGGTCCGCTCCCCGTTGAGAGCCTTGATCGTCTGGATGATTCGTACAGCCTCATCATTCTTGCCCGTCAGGTTGCCGATCATCTCGTCCAAGACATCCTTGCCCATGGCGAGAGAGCCGTCCTTGCTGTGGGGCCAGTGAGTCTCAAGAGTCGACTCCTTCACGCCCACATCCACCAGTGCGCGGTGGAAGGCGGCTTTCCCTGCCATCGTCGTGTGGGGTTTCTTCCCCTCGGACGGCATGCCGTAGCGCTCGGTCAGCAGGGCCTTGCCCGCTTCGATGCGGGCCTGCCCTTCCTGGAAGCGGCGCAGCGTGTAGTCCATGTTGACACGGGCGCCCTCGATCGAAGTGCGGCCCATGGCGGCAGCCACCTGATGCTCACGGCGCAGGTATGCCTTGTCGGCGGCCGTGAAGTCGGCGTTCACCCGGGCCCGCTGACCGAGGTACGTACCCTCGCTCGCCTCTACGTCGTGGGTCAGGTAGAGCTGGTAGTCCGGGTGGTCCAGGGGGATTCGGTCGTAGCCCTTGTACTTGCGCTTCAGCTTGTCCAGCTCGTCACTCTTGGACGGGGCGCCGTAGCGAGGGGCTACGTTGGCCAGCTTGTAGTAGCCGGTCGGCTGTGCGCCACGGGCCGCGACCGGGTCTACGTGGCGCTCTACGATCAGGGTGTCCCACGACTTGGCCACGAGCCGTTCGTAGTCGGCCCCCGCGTGGACAGCGAGAGCAATCAGGTCGTAATCCACGATGTTGTGGCCCGTGATCACGTCGGCGTCGTACAGCTCCGCCAGCAGACGGGAGACGTCGGTAGAGATGACGACTTTCCCCGAGCCGAGCTCGGTCCAGCCGCACAGGCGGATGTACCCCTGAGCGTCGTAGGACTGGTAGCTGAACAGCTCGTCGGCGCTGCCCGCCTCAATGTCGAACACGATCGTCTTCACATTGATCCCTTCCGGTGATTGGGTGGTCCGCTCGATGGCGGATACCGGGTGTGTGGAGATGGTACAACGCGGATCAGGGCCGACGCAACTAGGCGTCAGCCCTGATCAGGTGGTGCGGTTCAGCGAGTGAGGGAGGCTCGGACGACCTCGCCCCGCTGGGTGAGCGTGAACCCCTCGTGCTCCCGGTTGTACGTGAGCCGATCGACAAGACCAAGGTCAATCAACTTCAGCAGGGTCGACAGCTTGGTCGCTCCCTGGTAGCGGCCGAACACCTTTCGTGTGTCCTGGATTGCTTCGATGATCTCAGGGGTGAGGTGAGAGGCCATGGTCACTTCCTGTCATTGTCGCGGTTGGCTTCCTGGCGGCGCTTACCGGCGCTCGACTTGCGCGCGTTACCGGTAGGGTTCTGGCCCACCATGTCCCGGCCACTGTCCGGTTCGATCTTCTTCGGCTTGCCCATCGGTCCTACCTCTCAGTCCTGGTAGACGTCTCCGAGAGACACGTACGGGGTGACTGTGGACCCGAGCCACCCGTAGCGGATCTCGTCGGCAGCGTTCTGAAGCTCCCCGACCGCGCCTTCCGGGTCCTCTTCGAACGCCAGCATCACGCGCTCTACCATCAGTGCTGCTCGCTCGTCCATGTCTTATCCCTGTTCGGTGGTGATGCATTCATCATGCACCACCACCGCAGAGACTGTCAAGTTCCTCAGGCGAACGGGTCACTGTCGGCGAACGGGTCGGGTGCGTCGAACCCGTCCTTCAGCGCGTCCATGTACGTGAGGCCCTGTACGGGCGTCAGACGCTCGATCACAGGCTCGGTGGCCACGGGTACCGGCTCCACGCTCAAAGGCGCCACAGAGGCTGCCTGAGCCGTTTCAGCGGGCATCTGCGGCTCGGGGACGGCAGGAAGCTTTGGCACTCCCCACGCGTCATCCATGTCGAGAACTCCAGACTCCTCAATCGGGTCCGGCTCGATGTCTTCCTGGTGCTCGTCGCCCGTGGTGATGACCACATTGAAGGCGAGCGCCTTGTCCTTGGTCTTGCACAAGACTAGGTTCCCGGCGTTGTGCAGACGGGCGTAGAAGTTGTTCCGGCCGATGCGGATGTTCTGGTCCTTGGACCACTGGTTGAAGGCGTCGTAGACGGCCTTCCGGTTGGTGACCTTGTCGGCCGGACCCACCCGGTCCGCTTCGGCGTCGGTGAAGCGGAGCATCTCCCCCGCGAACTGAGCCACCAAGTCCGACTTGCGAGCGAACTTCTGCATGGTCTCAGCGTCCGAGGGACGGTACCCGCCACGGGCCAGGAACCTCTGGTACGCCCTCACCCACCGGGTGAGAATCCCCGGCAGCTCCGCGTCCATGCGGACTTCGAGGGTCTTGTCCTCATGGCCCGCGAAGGAGTTGGGGAACTCGAACGGCTTGATCCGCTCCACGTACGCGGCCGACTCCTCGTTGACCGTGGGCACCTCGTTGGCGGAGAAGGCCATCATCGCCTGGTTGGTGAAGCTGAACGGCTGCTTCCCCTTGCGCTCCGCTTCGATCGGGTCATCACCCGTGATCATCTTCCAGGCGGATAGGTCCTTCACGTGGCGGGAAGAGAGGTCGGCCGACACGTTGAGCATCTTGCCGTACAGGTTCGCGGACATGAACCGGTTCTCGCTGAGCTGGTGGAGGGACATCGCGCTGTGGTTCTCGTGGCCCGCGATCTTCGCCAGAATCCGCAGCATGGTCGACTTGCCGGAACGGGACGGGCCGAAGACGAACAGGGCCTTGGACGCGGTCCGGCTCGGGTCCAGCATCGTCCCGACCGTCTCCTCCAAGTCATCGATCATGTCGTCCAGGGCCGCATCGTCCATGCCCGGCCGACGCAGTGACTTGTGCAGCCACTCAAGGTAGAGCGGAGTCGCCACGTCGGGATCGTAGGGAATCGGGCTTTGCGCGGTGGACAGGTACTTCTGGTCGTGGGGCAGCATGCGGCCGGTTCTCAGGTCCACCATGCCGTTCGCACAGTTGAACAGCGCGACTCCCTGGCGGTCGACCATCTCCATGCCGTCGTCGGAGAGCTGCTGACGAGCGTGAGCCTCCATCTGTTCCATGCGGCTGTGGGTGTAGCCGTTGCCGAGCATGCGGGTACAGGCGTACTGGAACGCCATGGGGTTCACCCGGAACGCGCCCCGTTCGTAGAACAGGATGTCGTGGTTCTGAGCGATGGCACACGGGTTGGCCTCGATCATGGCGATGGCAGCATCCTGCGCACTGAACTCCACAGGCGCCCCGGCCGCCTTGAAGAACCTGTCCGCGTCGCCCACGCTCGCACGCTTGCGGGCTGGACGACGGGGGAGCTTCGGACCTGCCTTGGCAAGCCAGGTCCGAAGCGCATTGCCCCGCGCCTCGTCATTGTCGAACATGGCGAGCGCATCGTCCAGCCCCTGCTTACCCTGACCGATGGTCTTGACGATGCTGACCTCGTTGGCGTTGGACAGGTGCAGCCGCTCGCGCAGCTCGTCAGCCGCCTCCCAGACGTCGCGATTCGTGGACACGTCGGCGTCCAGCAGCAGGAAGGCGTCCCGTCCGTCCACGACGGACAGGTCAGCGTGGACGTACCCCCGGCAACCGGACATGCCGTAGACGGCGTACTCGGCAGGCGCGTGGGAAGCGGCAGCGTACTGCTGCTTGGTGCCCTCCACGATGATCACCTTGGTGCAGTTCTCGTTGTCCCTCACCCGGTTAAAGCCGACCTTGGACCCCTTGGGGAAGAGGTACTTGATCAGTCGGCCGTCGTCGTCCTTGGACGGGTTATCGGGCCGCAGCTGCATCACGGGCTGTTCGCGGCCGTCGTCCCAGGGGAAGAGAAGACCGGTCTTTCCACGGCTGGTGTACTCAGCGATTCCGCTGGTGGCGATGACACCCGGCGTGATGGCGGAGTCGGTCAGCAACCGCAGGTGCGCCTCACTCAGAGTGCATTGCGTGGTAGGGTTCATGTCGTTCCTTCCATTTCTTAGCGGGTGTGGCGGGGCTCGGAGGCTCGGGGTGATCGTCCCGAGCCTCTTTCCTTTTTCCGTGTGGGTCTGACCGTAGACCCTATCTCACCCGATGTGCAACTTTGGATCACTACAGCTGGTTGTGGCGGGACGTACACGCTCACGTGGGCCGGGTCCTCAAGTCGGGTGCCGGGCGGCGGTGCCAGCGTACCCCCTCCGCCGGGTGGACGGAGGGGGAGGGCCTGTCACGAGTTGACGTACGAGCCGAAGCGGTGGTCCAGCACCCGGCTCACCTTCGCCGCTGCGATGCAGTCGCTCGCCTCGCCCTTGCGCATCGGCTCGGTAGGCCGGGACCCGAAGCGGGCGAGGATGGTCAGCTGCGCCTCGCTGGCAGGCTTGCGGCGCCATGAGGCACTCCGGCTGCCGTACTGGTACCCCGCCTCGTCAGCGACGCGCTCAAGGGCTTCTACGGCTTCCTCTACGGAAACCGCCCCGTCGTCCAGCCGGGTTACCGGAGCGGTCGGGTACATGCCGTCCACGCGGCCCTGGAAGAACCCGCCGTCCGGCGCAGGCAGGAGGAACACGTGAGTCTCCGTGCCAATGGGAAGGAAGCGAATCCCGGCGTGCGTGGTCGCCCAGGCGTGCCGGGAGGCGTCCACCTTCTTCGCCAGGATGTTGACTTCCAGCAGGTCCGCCGCGTCGATCACCAGCTCCTCAGGTTCGACCACGTCACCCGCGAAGCACTCGCACCCCACAGCGCACTGGCACGGCTGCTCCTCCTCCACGCTCGGGACGATCTCGCAGTCACACGGGCACATGCCCGAGCCGACGCACTCACAGACGCGCAGCGCCGGACACTCGTGGTTGCCGACACAGTCACATCCGCACTGGCGCATACCGCACTTGCACTGGCCACCTGAACAGCCACAGAGAAGGCACTCGCAGCGGCAGCTGGACGTGCAGTTGTCGGCCAGGTCATTGACGCCCGCGAGCGAGTGCTTCAACGACGCGCCCGCCACGTCCAGGACCACACAGTCGTCCTTGGACGGGTGGAGCCTCAGCCCCCGGCCGACCATTTGGATCATCAGTCCCGGGTTGATCGTGGGGCGGCCGACCAGAACGCATGACGTATGGGGCTGGTCCCACCCCTCCGTGGCGACCATGCAGTTCACCAGGACGGTGGTCTGACCCGAGGCGTACCGGTCGTACACGGCGGAGCGCTCTGCCGACTTCATTGAGCCGACCACATACTCCGCACTCACGCCAGCCTCGTTGAACGCGTCGGTCATGCGCCTCGTCGTGTCAACATTCGGCATGAACGCCACCGTGGGCCGACCAGCCGCGTGTGCTTGGTGCTGCTGGACGATCAAGCTGAACGCGTTCGCCTTGACCAGCATGGTGGCGATGTCGCCCGTGTTCAGGTCACCTGCCGTCACGCGCGCCTGGTCCACGCTGAAGCCGGGGACGACCGCGCTGTAGGCGCGAGGCGGGACCAGGAAGCCTTGGGAGATCATCCACTCGATCTCCTTGGTGTAGGCCACTCGCTGCCACACCTCGGGCAGGCCACCCTGCATCCTGTTGAGCGTGGCGGTAAAGCCGACCACGGGGGTGCCCCCGTCCTCCATGGCGCCGTAGTGGCGGAGGATGTCCATGTACGACTTGGACGCGGCATGGTGGCACTCGTCCACGATGATCAGCCCGACGCGATCCAGCGCGGTCCGTCGCTTCTCCCGGGCCAAGGTCTGCACCGACGCCACGACGACATCGCAGAACTGCTGGTCCTTGCGGCCTCGGGACGCCTTGACGACGCACACCCATAGGCCGGGGTTCTGCAGCTTCACCCGGGCGGCAGCCTGATCAAGCAACTCCTCACGGTGGGCGAGGATGAGGATTCGCTTCCCCTGGGCCTTGAGCCGCTCGATGTGGCGGCCCACCAGGGCGGAGAACACGGTCGTCTTGCCCGCCCCCACGGGGAGGATGCAGACGGGTCGGTTGAACCCCTCATCCCACAGGGACTCGATGGCGGTGATCGCCTCGTTCTGGTACGGGCGCAAGGTCACGGCAGGCACGGGTACGTCCTTCCTGGTCACAGCGGGTGAGAGGCCAGTATAGCAACAGCCCCGCACTAGGTCAAGGACAACAACTCACTACCGTTACCTTCTCGTTATCCACCCCTCGCTGACCCCCTTCAAGATGTCCGTTTCTGTCCTGGTTTGGAAGGCACGGGGGTAGTTTTGGGAGCAGTTTTGGGAACGGCAAAAACCCGCTCTGACCTGGGAGAACAGGTGAGGCGGGGGTAGTTTTTCGGGGGAACCCACTCCAAATTCCTACAGTGAA